TTATTCGTCCGAATTGCCCGGCGAGACGACCACCCGATCGAGCATCGCAGCAACTTCGTGGTGCACACGCTTACGCGCCTGGTAGCGGTCCTGAGTCATGCTGACGTTGGCGTGCCCGAGCTGATCGGCGGCGACGCGCACAGGCATGCGCTCCTCGTCGATCAGGGTCGCCACCGTCTTGCGGAATGAGTACGCGGTCACCTCAGGGAATCCCAGCTCGTCGCGCACCTTGCGCCATTGCTTGCGCATGTTATTAGGGTCGCGCAGCGTGCCTGTGGTCGACGCAAATATCGTCTTCTGCTCGCCGACATAGGGGCGTTCTCGGCGGGCCTTAAGGCAGTCGATTGCGAACTGCGGGAGCGGGACCGTCCGCAATCCCGACTCTGATTTCGCCTCGTCGATACGTTGCAAACCCCGCCCCTTGGCTCGCACAACCTTGCCCGCTATTTCAAGCTCGCGAACGTCCTCATGGAAGTTGGGCCACTCCCAGGCGAGTAGTTCACTTGGACGCACGCCGGTTGCGATTAGCAGCGTGAACGGGTCAGCGAGGTCAAGCTCCTGGCAGTAGGCGTGAGCCTGCAGCCTGTCGAGCAGCTCCCGTAGTTGCCTGGAGGTGAGCGCGGCGGCCCCTCGCGGCTTGGCCTTGGCGCGCATCTCGTCGAGGTCGTTGACGGGATTTGTCGTGATGGTGTTGGCGCGGATGGCGAGTTGCAGGCCGCCGCGCAGGATGGTGCGGGCCTGTTTCGCCATGGTCAGCCCATGCGCCTCGCGCATGCCGCGTAGGGCTGTATCGAGACGGGCGGGAGTAGCTTCGCGCACGCGTACCTTGCCCACGAACTTCAGCAGCTTGCCCGCGGCGGTCTCGTATGTCGATAGCGTTGCGGGGGATCGCCCGTCCTCCTCGAGGCGCTCGATGTGCCGCTCCACGAGTGACATGACCGTCGTGTCGAGACTTACATCAACATCAACGCCAGGGGCCTGTCGATTACTCAGGGCCTCAATGAGGGCATCCTCGGCGAGCTTGCCCCGCTTGTCACCGACAGGCCCCTGACGCTCGACCCGCCTTGTGACGCCGTCCGTGTCGCGGTATTTGCAGCGCGCAATCCACACTCCGCCCCCGAGATCCTGCCGCGTGATCTTCCCGTGTGCCCCGATCCTGAGCGGGGGCCTACCTGCCATTTCCCAATCGTAATGTGGCCGGGCGTGTTTGGGGAATACGGGGTGTAGGTTGACCGCGATTCGATGGGAACCGTCGAGATATAACTGAATACCGGAGGCATTCATGGAAGACCGTTGGCTGACGCGCGAGGAGCTGGCCGAACGCCTGAGTATCCCCGTCAAGACTCTTGCCCAGTGGGCATACCTGGGCAAGGGGCCTCGCTATGCCCGTTTCGGGAAGTATGCGCGGTACCGTCTGAGTGACGTTATCGCCTGGGAGTCTGCGCAATTCGTTGATTCTCGCGAAGTCGCAGCAGCCGGTTGACCGTTAGTGGGTCGGTTGCCAGCGCCTCCGGTGTCTCGATAGAGGCACTGAGGAGCTGGTAATAGCGGGTGGGGGATAGGTCGAACCGTTCACGGATTGCCTCATCCTTCGCTCCCGGTAGTTTCCACCAGATGCGTTCCAGCTCAAGAGCTTCAACAATGTTCATACACTGCCCGGATCTTCGACACGGTCGGCTAGCCAGGCGCGCTCAGTTGGCGTGAGGTTCTGTCGGCGCACTCTGACTGTGTGAACGTCGGTCCACAATTCTTCGGCTAGCTCGTAGTCGTCGCTCGTCCACTGCAGCCCGTGCAGCAAGTCGGGCAGCGAGATCAGTCGTCGGGCTGCGAGAACGTCAACGAGACGTTCTTCGCGAGCGCTGTGGACGACGGGTGCCAGCCCGCGGTCTACATGAATAAGTTCATGCGTTAGCGTCGATCGGCGTTCAGCCTGGGTGAGAGTTTTGCAGAGCCAGATGGTCTGCCCCTGCCACAGTCCGGCCACTCCCCGAGGCAAGACGTGATCACAGGAAACCGCGATGTGTGGGTATCGGGTCGCCAGGGTGCGCCACGGGTGCCAGTCGTGCATTCTCATGGCCGCGACGCTAGACGAGCCCACTGACAAAACCCCCTCTGACCAGGAACTACACCTGTGTAGTTAAAAGGGTGCGGTTAGACACCGCGACTTTCTCAAAACGCGACCAGAATTGAAGCAGGCGGAAGTATTTAGGTGCTTCCGCGGTCACGCGCATTTGCCTGGGGAGAGGTATTCATCGATGAGGAACGCCGAACCGAGTTCACCTACTTACGAGCTGCGTCGCCAGCTCTTACGGCGATTCAAGGCTGAACCGATTGAAGACTGGTCAGCCACGCTGCTCGCCACGGTCATCGGTGTCATCGACGCCCAGCGCTTCGGCACTGGTCTCGCGCCTCAGGGAAGCGATCAAGTCCGCTTCCGACGTCTCCGAGTGGTCGATTGACTCGTCATCATGGTCTGACTGTTTCTCGCGATGCGATGCAGCCACGTCAAGCCCACCGAGTGGGGGAGCCTCGACTGCTCGGCGGCCAGCCAGCGAGGTCACCCCACCGGCTTCCTTGGCCTCCTTCTCCTGCTGCAGTTTTTCGAGCAGGCGGAACATTTTTGTCCGCCATTCGAAGACCTCGCCGAGGGCGTCGCGTGCGCGTGTATCGGTGCTTTCGTACGCTGCCATGATTAGAAAATCGGTGAACAAGTTGGCGTGACTAACTGCGTTCTCCAGTAACTCAATTCGATCACCCTCCGTTGTTGCCGGATGGTTGATTACTTTGAACAGCTGGTCATTGGTTGCTCTGAAGGTGGCGGTGGTTGATCGAACAAGGTCCGCAAGGTCTGGGCCGGGATTGGTCTCGATTGACTGCCGGTCTCGGGCGAGGAATTCTCGAATTACCCGATCGTCCTCGCGAGAGTGCTTCCCGGAGTTGACCCTCTCCGCGGCTTGCAGAAAACGCCTCGATTCTTCCTCTGTCGGCCAGGTCGACTCCTCGCCGATCTCGATCGGCTCGCCTCCTGCCAGAATTCGTGAGGCGCTGCCGGGCGCCCATTCGAGGCCAGCGTCGATCTTGCGAAGACTTTCTTCGACCCCGCGGACGGGCTGCCATTTTCCGGCTTCAATGCGGTTTTGCAGGGTATCGGACGGCCCACCCCGCTCTGTCACTGCAGCTTGGGACCAGCCGCGGATGGCGCGGCGGTTGCGGACTGCTTCAGCCAGTCGTTCCCATTGGGGTTCCATACAGCCAACGATGCATGAAAACGTTGGCAAACAAAAGTCCTAACTTTGGAGTTCTGGGCGGCACCGCCGGATTCTGGCCTGACCTGGGCAATCCATGACAGGCATGTAGTTCCGCAGCTCAGGGGAATGTCTGCCAATGAAAACACTTGTGTTGGGATTATGTTGGCTATATGGTTCTGACATGCCATCGAATCGTAATCGTTACCGAATGCAGAGGGATAATGTTGGAATCCCGGTTGTCAGTCTGGCGGTCCTGCGCAAGTCCCTGAACATCACCCTTCAGGCGGTCTGTGACCACATCAATGACAACGACGAGTCTGAAAAACCGAATCGGGTCGAACGGGGCACCATCTCGGCGATAGAAAACGGTCACCGGGGCGCCAGCGTCGAGATGTTGGCCGCTATTGCTGATGCGCTGAAGATTCCAGTCGAGGCCATCCAGACCGACTACGTGCCGATCAACCGGCGCGCCCCCAGGGCGGTGGCCGGATGAACCTTCATGAACTCGCCGTCGAACGCGGTTTCACTGTCGACAGCAGCCCGGACGATCAGGCTCGTATCGCCGCCGAGATCGTGCACCGGGAGTTCTACCCGAGTCTGTGCATGACACCTTGCGCTCTCTGATGCGGATTCAGCGCCAGATGCGAGCTAACCAGCAGTGGGCCGCGGTCGCTGCCCCGTAACCGCTACCTCGAAAGAAAACACCCCAGGCGTAGGGGCCTGGGGCGATCGACAAAACCAAGGGAATAGGAGCCACTTGCAATGTCACGGAACATCATACCGCCCGTTCTACTCAAACAGGTCGGCCCGCGCCGAAATGGGAAGTTCGACCGTATCGCCGACGCGTTCAGCGTCGCACTGCTACTGATCGCTGTCGCCGCATTTTTCGGCGCCCCGATGGCCGCCCTCGCGCTGCGCGGGATGGGGGTGTTGTGATGCGTCCTTCGCCAGCGCAACGCAGGCGCGAGCAGCGTGATCGCCTGTCGCTGAACGCGTCCGTACTTGACCACTGCCCCCAGCAGATCGGCGAGACCCTGGCCGTCGCGGAGGTGTGCGAACTGCTCGGGGTACTGCATAACCCAACTCTGCGAAAGGTGCTTGAGCGCCACGGCGACGAGCTGCGCGCCAACGGATGGGACCCCGAGGAGGGCACCTTTACCCGCGCTGCCGTCATACGTGTCGCCCTCATGTTGCGCCCGTCAACATCGCTGATGGCCGGGCGGATCGCAAAAGCTGTTAAGGATTTCGACCGGCTGATCAAATTCGAGCTGACCATTGAGCAGTCGATGATCGCCGCCGATGTGCTCGACGAGGCGATCGAGCTGACCGAACGGGTGCGCGAGCAGGACCCCGCAGAGGTGTGGGCACAGCTCGGAAAGCTCGACGACTACACGATCAAGTCCGTGGTCATCGCCCTGGCGGCGATGGTTCGCACCGAGGACACGACAGCCCTCGACTGGCTGGGGAGCCTGGTGCCCGCCTCCGCGCTCTACCGCCCCGTCAACGGCTTGGCCCTGCTGCTGCCGGTCCCCGATACCGCAGACGGCGTGGCTATGAGCGCGATCAGCGACCGTCTCGGCGGGGCGGTGGCCTGATGTCTATTCGTGACAACTTTTTGGAGGAGTACGAGCATCAGCGCCTCTATGGAAAGTCGTTGGTGCGCATCGCCCTTGATCTCGGGCTGACCCCGTACAACCTCGATATGCGGCTGCGCCGCTACGAGGCCGATGGGATCGCCTTTACGTGGCCCACGGATCGGGAGGTGCCCCAGGACATGCGCCGCAAGCAAATGACGTACCGCAGCACCGACGAGATCCTGCGTATCGCCGCGCGATATCGCGAGCTGATCGAGGGCGGCGTGCTGGTCAGGGAGGTGTGCGCGCGGCTCGGGCTGCGCGATTCACAGCTGCGCGGGGTGCTCCGCGCTGCACGTCGAATCGAATCTAGGAGGGCCGCCGCGTGAACGACGAACACGAAATCGAGGGCAACGAACCGGAAGCCGTCGAGGCCCTGCCGGTGTGCGACCGCTGCCGCCATCGCCCAGCGCGCTCATTCACCCCGGACGGATCGATGACCTGTGAGTCATGCCGCCTGGTCGAGGGACTGCTCGCCCGCTCGGGGTCACTCGGCGCGATCACGTGGGCGCCGGGAGGGCCGCGTGTGATTGAGGCGCCAGCGGTCGCAGCCGACACCCCGGAGGGGCTCACGTTTCCGCAGCTGCTGGCTATGCATGGCTACACCACACACAGGGCTGTGATCGGCGCAGATGCCTCTGCCGGCGAGGACGGCGAGCAAAGCGAGTCGATCCTGCAGGAGGCCGAGCGGATCATCCATGGCCAGCGTGCGGCCGACTACGGCGACGCTCGCACGTCGTTTGAACGCACCGCGGCGATGTGGTCGGCGTATCTCGGCGCCGAGCTTGGGGCGCTCGATGTAGCGAATCTGATGATCCTCCTCAAGGTCTCGCGCACTAAGGGCGGGTTTCACCGCGATTCGTATGTGGATATCGGCGGATACGCCGGGCTGACAGATCAACTCAGGGAGGCAGACAAGTGACGATCACACGCATTACACGGGTACCGGACATCAAGGCCCTAACGCGGCGGTGCAAGATCCTGCTCGCCCGCGAGCTACGCGGCGACGCCAACGCCTACGACCTCGCCGAGATCGCGGCGCTACGCAGGGTGATCGGGGAGCTGCTGCCAATCGCCGAGGAGCGCCTTGGCGAGTCGATCAAGAGCCGCGGGGAGATCGACGAGGTACTCGACGACGATGCCCCCTACGCCTATGGCAACCCAATGCCCACAACTAGCGGGCATTGGGTGACCGTCTACGACGACGACCAGTCAACTGAGCACGCCTGGTTTGACGTCGGTCTGTCTAAGCGTCACCGCGACGACAGCGACGGCACCCGCGCGGTTCGTGTGGACGTGCAGCAGGCCATCGCAATTCGCAACGGCCTCGACTCATTCATCGCTGATCGCCAACCATCAAACAAGGGATAGGAGCCCATCACATGAAGGAAATCAAGCTGCTCGCCGCCGCGGGCGCCGGGGCAGTCGCGGTGGCCCTGACAGCATGCTCGACGGTAAATCAGGAGTGGCACAACGGCTGTCGAGTCACGGGTAAGGACATTCTCAGTAGCGTCGAATCGGACAGCAAGGGCAAGGTGCGGACTTCGCGTACCAAACGACTGTCGACGAGTTGCGGCGCTTTCAACGTCGGGGACTCGATTGCGGGCGGATTCAATTCCTGGGACACCTGGCAGGCCCTTGAGGTCGGCAAGGTGTATGACATTCGCTCAGGCGGGTTTCGGGCCGGATGGGCCGACCAATTCCCCACGGTGCTCGAAATCAGGTCGCGCCCATGACATCAAATGCGCGTCCCTGGTTCGCCGACCCGGAGGTTGTGCGGGAGAACCTCGACCGCCGCGAGTTCGACGTGATGCTCGCGTATCTACAGGGCCTGGGGGATCTAGTCGAGGCGGCCATCGCTTACGGGCCTCGCCCGGAGTGGGACGCCGAGGAGGCGCTCAAGGCCCTTGAGGTAATGACGTACGCCGACTATCCGCAGCGTGTCATCACGGGTGCGCCGAGCGCATTCGGTGGCAGGGCAGTAGTCGCCTCATGACTGATGACGACGAAATCCCTTTTGCGGTAGGGGAGTATCCGCCACTGCCGCCGATGTCCCCGCTCGCCAAGCTGACCGCAGGTCTCGCGGGCCTCGCGAAGACGTGCCGGGCGATGCAACAAGCAATGACCAAACCCACGAAAGGCTAGGGCTCACAATGGATTTATCACACGTCAAGGGCGAGGTCGACCTACTCGGCTACGTGAAGCGCGAACGGTCACGGCTCAATGAGATCGAGTCGTATGCAAAGCCGGTCGTGATCGAGGCGCTCGGCGGCGCCGACGAGGGCACGATCGGTGACAAGGTGGTGGTGCGACAGAAGCAAATCAAGACCAACCGCCTCGATCAGAAGCTACTCAAGTCACTGCACCCGGAGATCCACGCCGAGTGCATGAGCGTCAGCGAGTCGACACGATTTGAGGTGATCGACGAGTGAGGGTGTCGTTGTCGCTGAACGTGTTCGATGTCCACATTGCCCGCATCGATGTGGATCTCGACGAGGAGCATCAGGGCGAGGAGCGCGAGACGGTCAAGAGCGCAGCCGGGTCACGCGTCGTGAAATGGCTTTCGCGCGTATGGGTTAAGGGGATGACCTCGTGAGCAACTATGTCAAGTTCGGTGAGATACCCACAAGCAACGGCAGCATCCACGTCGGCCTGCTCGCCCCAGAGAGGCAGGTGCGAATCGAGATCACCAGGAATTTGCGGGGTGCCATGAGCTGGACGCCTGACGATGCCTTGACATTCGCGGCGACGGTAACACGTGCCGCACTCGCAGCCCCAAGTATCCACGCGGCCTACATGCAGTACCGAGACACAGCCGACAAGGCTGCGAAGGAATACGGCGACATGGTGAAAGGCCTAGAGGCGCAACGATAGCCCGGCCCAAAAACTCAATAGGGAAGCGACACAACTGAATATGAGCAATATGTCATCATCGTTTCTCGGTCTGGATGACGAGGATGCCGAGTATGCGGTCGCGCGGCGTGACCCCAATGTCGAGCTATGCGAGGACCTCAAGGGGGTGCTCAGGCGTAAGTGGAAACAGCACCCGCGCTCGCAGCAGAAGGCGATCGGCCCGAGCGAGGTAGGCCACCCCTGCCCCCGCAAGCTCGCGGCGACACTGCTGCAGTTCCCGCGCATCAATCCCGAATTCGACCCGCTCCCTGCGTGGATGGGCACGGCAGGGCATGCGAAGTGGGAGGAGGCCGTCGAGTATGACAACGCGCAGATCATTGACGAGCGAGCCACATGGGAGGCCGCAAACGGGTCTGAGCCGGGCGGCCCGCGCTGCACGATCCTGGGTGACCTGACCGGCGATGGCGACCCGATGGCGATCGGGCGGTGGCTCTCTGAGCGCCGCGTGCAGGTGCGCAGCGATCTAGCGGGAACATGCGACCTGTTCGACACGTGGACGGGCACAGTCCTCGACCTCAAATTCCCCGGCGTAGATCGCATGCGCAAGTACAAGAAAGAGGGGCCATCGCCCGAGTACCGCATCCAGGCCCACGCATATGGGCGCGGATATCGCAATGAGGGCTTCGAGGTCAATCGCGTTGGTATCTGGTTCATTCCGCGCGGAGGCATGTTGGCAAGTTCGTTCGTTTGGAGCGAACCGTACAACGACGAGATCGTTAACGAGATGCTCGACAAGCTCGACAACATCGCGATCGTGCTCGACGAGATGCAGATAGAGCAGCACCCCGAGCGTCTCTCGATGGTGCCCAAGGTGGCACATGACTGCATGTTCTGCCCATTCCACACTACCCGGCGCGACGACGATCGCCCGCACGCATGCACAGGAGGCAAATAGCATGGCAGACAACGGTACTGATGCCACCTGGTGGCGACCGATTCCCGGCTCGTGCGTGCTGACCGTCGAGAATATCCCCACTGTCACCGGCAACATGATGTATTACCTTGAGGCACATAACAGATTGGGGGAGCGTCACCGTTTCCTGTCTGAGGGTGTCTATTGGCTGGGGCAGGACGTGCGCGTGTTCCGCGACGGGCCTCCCTCGGTGGGCAGATGGGAGTCGGTACCGGCGCCGGGTGAGGTGGATCTCGCCGACTTGGGCAAGCTGCTCGACGACGGGGCGCCAAGCGTCAACCCGCCCGAGACTGGGGATTGTAAGGGCAACTGTGGTGCGCCTGGTTGCGAATCTTGGGGGTGCCTGAGTTGAAATGCAACCTGATTACCGCCGAGTTGATCGCGGACATGCGCAAGGCCGTACCTGTACTTGTACGCGCGTCCGAGGTACTGGAACTCGCGGGCGGTACGTGGCACCCCGAGGACCTGCGGTATGCGGCTGAGAATTTCCAACGTGCGCTAGATTGCGCCGCGCGTGAGGATGTGCGCCAGCTCCGCTCTCTGGACTGTGCGGAGGCCCGAGACGGCACCGTGTGGCGTGACAGCAACCCCGAGCATCCCTGGCTGTATCGCTACCACCAAGGCGCCTGGTGGTGGAAAACGCCATCTGCGCGCAGCTGGCATCCGCTCGTCATGCACGACGCCGCCCGACTCAAGCTGATCTTGAGCGGTTGTGGCCCGTATGTCGCGGTCGGACAAAGCGCAGGTGAGGCCCACTAATTGGTGGTTTTAGGTGATATAAACGCTGAGCCCCGAACGGGTGCAACGCATTTCACAACTGAATAGATTGGATAACTGAATACATGAGCAACGATTCCTACGGGTTCCTTTCCGGTGGCGGCGCTCCGTCTGCGAAGTTCAAGACGCACGGTGACACCGTGGGCGGTGTGATCGTCGAGGAGCCCACCCAACAGCAGCAGCGTGATCTCGAATCGGGCGATCTGGAAACGTGGCCGGATGGCAACCCCAAGATGCAGCTGGTCGTGACCGTGCAAACGGATCTGCGCGACCCGGCTGTCGAGGACGATGACGGCAAGCGCCGCATTTTTGTCAAGGGCGGCCTGCGCAAGGCGGTTCAGGAAGCTGTGATCGCTGCTGGCTCGCGGGGCTTGGACGTCGGCGGGGAGCTGCACGTCACCTACACCGGAGACGGTGAGCGCAAGGGCTACCTGACCGCGCCCAAGCTGTACAGCGCGCGCTATGTCAAGCCGAGCGAGTCGGCGGCCCCGGCCGCTGAGGAGCTGCCCGAGGGCGTGAGCCCGGAGGCTTACGAGGCGCTCAAGAAGTTGGGCAAGGTCAAGTAGCGCACGGGTAATGCGACAGGCCGGTGACACCGGGGGGTTGTCACCGGCCTGTCTTGTCTCTCAAAGCATTTCAGAACTGAATATAGGAGCCCCGCGTGCAACGCATCAATGATCACCTCATCAACTTTGCCTCTCAAATCGACGACAACACCATCGAGCAAGCCAAAGAAACCGCGTCCATGCCGTTCGTGCATCCGCACATTGCGCTGATGCCAGATGCGCACAGCGGCAAGGGATCGGCGGTGGGCACAGTCATCCCAACCGTCAATGCCGTGATCCCGGCCGCCGTGGGCGTCGACATCGGGTGCGGCATGATCGCCGCGCGCACAACATACTCGCTGAGCGACCTTGAAGGCCGCGACCTGGCCGACCTGCGCAAGTCTGTCGAGTCGGCGATACCGCTGTCGCCGGGCAATTACAACAAGCGAACTGATCGTTTCCCGTTCACCGCCAAGCGCATTGACGCACTTGAGCACATGGCGTTTGCGCTCGACGTCGACCTCTCGCATTCCCCGAAGTGGCGCGAGCAGCTCGGCAGTCTGGGCGGCGGCAATCACTTCATTGAGCTATGTGTCGATGAGCGCGAGCGCGTCTGGCTGTTCCTGCATTCGGGGTCGCGCGGCGTCGGTAACAAGATCGCACAAAAGCACATCAAGATCGCCCAGAATGCCTGCGCGGGTGAGGATCTGCCAAACAAGGACCTGGCCTACCTGCGTGCCGAAACTGCCGAGTTCGCGGAGTACATTCGCGAGCTGCGCTGGGCGCAGACGTTCGCAAAGCTCAACCGCGACGAAATGATGGATCGTTTCATGCGCGCATTTGCCCACTGGCTGGGCCTAGCCGCCGACAGCGGCCCGGCGATCGAGGTCGAGCGCATCAACACGCACCACAACTACACCGAGCAGGAGCTGCACGCCGGTCGCTTTGTGTGGCTGACCCGCAAGGGCGCGATCGACGCCCGTAAGGGCGTCATGGGCTTGATCCCCGGCAGCATGGGCACCCGCTCATATGTGGTGCGCGGCAAGGGCAGCGTCGAGGGCCTGTGCTCTGCACCCCATGGCGCGGGCCGCCGCTTCTCGCGCACCAAGGCCCGTCAGATGTTCACCGCCGATGACCTGGCACACGCCATGAAGGGAATCGAGTACCGCCATGGTGAGGCGTGGGTCGATGAGATCCCGCAGGCATACAAGGACATTGATCAGGTGATGGCCGATGCAAGTGACCTCGTCGAGGTCGTGCACGAGCTGCGCCAGATCCTCAACGTGAAGGGGCAGTGAGCCTTGATCATCGTGTATACGTCGCTGGTATGTCACCGCTGCAAAGCGGTCAAACGCAAGCTCGACGAACTCAACGCCGAGTACCAGGAGGTGCGAGCCGATCTGGACGCCGAGGCCCGAGACCTGCTGCTGGCCAAGGGCTATCAAGAGGTACCGGTCACGCGCGTCGGCGAGGAGTGGATCGACGGCTACCGACCCGATGACCTGTCCGCCGCGGTGGCTGCGCTGAAGGGGGCACCGTGAACAACGGCCGCGACGACCTCGACACATTGGTAACGGTCCTAATCCCGTGGGCGCTCACGTTTGTCGTGGGTGCCCTCGGGTTGGCCTTCGGTCACACCGAGCCGCTCATAGGGCTTGCGCTGGCGAGCCTGCTGATCACGGCGACCGTCGTATTGGTGCGGCGCTGATGGCGCGGGCACGGGCCAAGCTGTCGGCGCGCGAGCTGATCGAGCTTTACGACTATGTCAAGTTCACCCGCGCGGACGGGCGCTGTGAGTGCGAGGGCGACTGCGGTCGCTCGCATCGGTTCGGCATTCACTACCGCTGCCCCAACGCCCATGGGCGCCCCGGCGTCCACGGTGCCGACAAGATGATCTCGCTCACGTGCGTCTATCTGGACGGCGACAAGACCAACACCCTCGATACGAACCTGATGGCCATGTGCCAGACGTGCGCCAAGCGCCGCGGGGCACAGCGCCGGGGCGATTCAAAGCGTGTCGAGCAGCGCAGGCGCATTGAGGCACAACATGACCCACTATTCGAGCTTGCCCCCGCGGCCAGTGATCAGACGGCAGGAGTCAACGAACTGTGATCACCACGCCCTAGACCGGCGCGCGCCGGGGCGATTTGAGACACAGGCTCTCGCCTCGGCGCTGCGCCTCCCAATGCCGCAGATGCGCTCGACGACAACTGAATAGGGACCACAACGCGTGAGCTTCACAGAACTGCTCGACACCCTCGGGTACACCGAGGGCGAGCACCTGAGCCTGAATTACCAGCCCCCTGGCGGGCAATTCCTGTCCCAGGTCGTTGCATTCGACGAGACGGTGCAGACCCGCGCCCTGAGCCTTGCTGACGGTCAAAACGTCTGGTTTGGTGTCAACCCGATCGGCGAGCGCGAGGCGGGCCGCGGGGGCGCTAACGACGTCACGCGCTGGGCGGCCATCTGGTGCGACCTCGACGTCAAGGCTGGGGCGTGCCAGGACATCGAGCACGCGCAAGCGATCATTGACGAGCTGAGCGCCATTCTGGGCACACGCCCGAGCGCCATCGTGCACAGCGGCCATGGCCTACAGCCGTATTGGCCGATCGAGGACGGGCAGATCCTGCTAACTGGTAGCGATTTCGCCTCAATGGCGGAAGCAACGCACGAGCTGCGCACCGAGGCCGCCGCGCTGCTCAAGCGCTGGGGACGGTTAGCGTGTGTGGTCGCCGAGCGCCTGGGCGCCAAGATCGACCGCGGCGTCTACGACTTGGCCCGCGTGCTGCGCGTGCCGGGCACGTTCAACCTCAAGGGCGAACCGATCGCGGTGTCGGTCGAGTTCGACACGGGCGCACCGATTGCGATCGAGGAGCTGCGCGAGCGGCTCGACGAGGCCGGGGTCTGTGAATACGAGGGTGATCGCAGCATCGGGCAGCGGGCCGTGGTGTCGGCGCCCTCGTCTTGGGAGTCGGGCGTCTACACGTGCGAGTACTTTGCGCCGACCATCAAGGCGTGGCGCACCGAGCCCATTACCGAGCGTCACCCGTGGTTGGTGCGCCAGTGTGTGCGCATCATGGCCGCTCAGCGCAACGGCTGCCTGACCGCCGACTCGTACCGCGATGCGGTCAAGGTCGTCACCGAGCGTTTCGCGAGCGAGTGTGCACGGGACAAGCGCGCGGTGCCTGATTTCGAGATCCCGAACGCGCTCGCCTGGGCTGAGGGCCATGTGGCGAGCAAGACCGACGATGAGCTTGCCACCGAGTTCGGAAAGCACAAGCACCTCGACGAGCTAGCCAATAGCGGCAAGACGCTCACCTTAGTCAGCAGCAAAACGCCGGCGGAGGTACCGAGCGCGCCCGATGGCGTTAACTCTGAGGGCTCGTTAGCACAGGTAGTTGAACTTGACGAGCATCGTCTTGAGGTAACTGCGACGGTGACGCTCACCGACACCGGCAACGCTGACCTGTTGGTCGAGGCGTGGGGCGACAGATTGCGCTACTGCCCCGACAGCGGCAAGTGGCTGAGCTGGGCGAGCACGCGGTGGCGCACGAGCACCGATGGCGGGGAAGCGATGACGGCGGCCCGCAAGGTCGTTGAGGCGATCGAGGTCGAAAAGGGCGACAAGGAAACCGCCAAGCACAAGATCAGAAGCCTGGGGCGGCGCTCCCTTGAGAACATGGTGGCGCTCGCCCGGTGCAACCCGAGCATGCGCGTAACGCTCGGCGAGCTTGACGCAAACCCGTTCGAGCTGAACACCCCGAACGGGGTCGTGGATCTGCGCACCGGCGAATTGAGCGCGCACAGCCCTGAAGGCTGGCACACCAAACAGACCGGCGTCGCCTACGACCCGAACGCCCAGGCGCCGCGCTGGGCGGCGTTCCTGCGCAGAACTTTCGGCGGTGATCGCGAGATGGTCGCCTACATGCAGCGCCTGGCCGGGTATGCGGCGGTCGGCGAGGTAACCCATCACGTGCTGCCGTTCCTGTTCGGTGGCGGGTCCAACGGCAAGAGCGTGTTCATGGAAGTGCTCGCCGGGGCGTTCGGTGACTACGCGATCAGCGCCCCTGCCAACTTCCTGCTGGCCGGGCGCGACCGGCACGAGACGGAGATCGCCCGCCTGCATGGCGCGCGTCTGGTGGTGTGCTCGGAAGTCAACCAGGGCAGCAAGTTCGACGAGGCCAAGGTCAAACTCCTCACAGGTGGCGACACTCTCACGGGCCGCTACATGCGCGCCGATTTCTTTGACTTCACACCGTCTCACTCGCTGTTCTTGATGGGTAACCACAAGCCCGAGGTCGAGGGCGGCGGTACCTCATTTTGGCGGCGCCTGCAGGTGATCCCGTTCCGCTTCACCGTCCCTGAGCACGAACGCGTCGAGGGCCTGCAGACGACCTTGATCGAGGAGGAGGGCGCAGCCATCTTGGCGTGGATTGTCGCCGGGGCGCGCACCGTCATTGAGAAGGGCCTCAATGCCCCTGAGGGCGTGCGTACGGCGACAGCGGAGTACGCCGAGCAGGAGGACGCCCTTGCGCGCTTTCTGTCCGAGTGCTGCGAGATCGACAACGACGGACGCGATACCACGATGGCTCTGGTTGTGGGCCGCTCATTTCAGGCGTGGGCGTTCGCGAACGGCGAGAAAGAGGTCAGCTCAACCAAGCTGGGCCGGGAGCTGACGACACGGTTCGGGGTGCAGTTCATCAAGACCCGCGGCGGCAAGGCATACAAGCTCAAGGTGCGCCCTGAATGGTTGCCACACGATGTTGCACCCGAGCGGGCGGGGGCCTGGCGGTGACTATGACGCATCGGGGCTACGCGGGCCTGCCCGCGCCATCGGGGGCCGCCGCGGGCGCTGCGCGGGGGCTTTTCGTCGCTCGCCAGCTACGCGGTGGGTTGGCCTCTCAACCCGTCACAAACTCGCCACAAACCCACCACACGACGGCGGGCGGTGTGACGGGTTGGTGGTGGGTTAGTGACGGGTTTGGTGACGGGTTTAAGGCCGTGTTTTCGCAGGTAGAAGAGATGTGTGACGGGTGTGGTGGGTTTTTGCAACATTGTCCTACTATCGCGTTTTCGTCTTCTAAAACCCCTGGTCGCATCTTTCGCGGCTTCTCAAATTCGCGTGTTTGGCGCCTATGTCGGAAAAACCCGCCAAACCCGTCACACGTCGACGCGCAGTTACCTCCCGCGGTGGCCCATCGGGGGCGCCGCCCTTAGACCTCGCTTCGGCGAGTACGCAGTAGTTCGCACAACTGAATACGGAATAGGAGCCCTATCAGATGCAAGTTTCGGATGATCGCTGGGAGCACGCCGAGCAGGTGCTCAATCTGCTGCCGGTCGAGGCCCATGACGCCCTCTACGACGTGCTGCATGCACGTGTGACCGCGGAGCGTAACGGCTCTCGTCAGCTGCGCCTTTTCGTGCCGGGTAAGCCTGCCCCTCAGGGCTCTAAGGACTTCATGGGGTTTCGCAAGTCGAACGGCACGGCGATCCTCAAGGAGTCGAGCGATGCTGTCGGCCCGTGGCGTGATCGCATCGCTCTGCAGGCTTTGCAGGCGATGATGGACGCGGGTCTGCCGATTGTGGCCAAGAAATACCCGGTGTCGACGTCGTTGACGTTCGTGATGCCTCGCCCTGCGTCGGCACCGAAAACTAAGACGCCCGCGGCCACGAACCGCCCGGACGCCGACAAGCTTGAGCGCGCCGTCAATGACGGTTTGACCGATGTTGTGTGGCAGGACGATTCGCAGGTGACGCACACGGAGCGCCGCAAGGTTATCGCCGAGATCGGCCAGCAGCCGGGGGTGCATATCCGCATCAGTTCGCCCGCGTGGGGCGATGAGGCTTTGGCGCAGCTGCGTGCCGCCGCTGAGCGCAGCGAGGGGGCCGCCTGATGCCTGATGTGAGCGAGTGGGATGAGCGCGAGCGCGACGCCGCAACCGAGGCGTTGATCGCCTATGTGCACAATTGGCGGCTCCAGGGGCGCTCGGCGCAGATTGACCGCGAGGCCCCTTCGTGTGTTGATGCGATGCTGCGCGCCGTGGACGCGGTGCGCCGCGAGCCCACCGAGCCGGTGAACACGATCAAGTTCAACCCTAAGACGGGTGACGTGGCGCGCTGCATGTCGCACAACGGGGTTCGCTTTTGGGCGCCACTGATCCTGATGCCGCCTCCCGCGCCGGGACAGGTCGCGCGTGTGAACACCGAGGGGTGGGTGACAATCCACCATCCGGAGAAGATTGCCTTGATCTTTAAGTCGAGGCTCATTAGCTGACATTTCACATCTGCGCCGGTAGGGGCCGGTTTACCGCCCGAGCCGGCGTTTAGCTGAACAACTGAATAGAGGTCACATTTGATGCATGAGTGCTTGAATTGCGAAGCACCCGTTGATGATTCGCAGATCTGCTGGTCGTGCTCCAAGGTTCTGCGCCGCCTGCTGCGCGGTGTTCCGTGGCTGCTCGATCGTCTTCATGAGACGGCGTACGGGCAGGGCAAGACGGCTCGCGAGAAGCTGCGCGTGAGCGGGGAGGGCGAAAAGCCCGGCCTCCCTTTGAATATGCGCGCCGCCGACGTACGCCGCGAACTGATCACGTGCACGCTGGGCGCGTTCATTCGCTGCGCTGTCCCGTATGGCCTCGTTGGGCCGATCCTGCCCTGGCAGTGGCGCTCTCTCGCGGTGACCGACGCTCATCGTGCAACGCCCGGTGGCGCCGACGATCTCGCCGAGCACCCCGCCGAGCTGATGCAGTGGCACGGTGTCGACGCGCTGCTCGGCGATGTGCGTCGACTCAGCGAGGAGGGGGAGCGTCTTATCGACCTCCCCGCTGACTCGCACTATTACGGCCCATGTCCTCAGTGCGCCTCGGGGCTGTACGCGGACGCCGACGACGCCAGCCCCGAGGTCAGGTGCGGTGGCTGCATGTGGGCGTGGCCGATCGACTGGGTTCGCGATAACGCGCTGCAGTCGGCCAATCGCCAGCAGTACAGCGCCGCCGACTGCCTGCGCCTGGTGCGCGTGCTGCGAGGGGATTCAGCCCCTCCTCGCTCATCGTTCTACGCCCTGCTGACGCAGGTGCAGCCGAGCGAGATCGTCGGCGACCGAGTCTGGTACCGCCTGGGCGACGTGGTCGAGGTGCTCGACGAGCATGCCCGCGCCGAGGCCGCCCGGCTGGCCGAGGGCAGAAAGAAACGCGGGAGGCCACGCAAAGCAAAGAAAGTTGTTGCATCAACTTCTAGCTGTGTTACGGTTGATACATCAACCCACAAGGGACGGGAGTCGTGATGCGAGGCCAGCACCCCATCGGACAGCACAAATACGTGCGTTGCATCTGCGGTAAGGAATGTAAAGGCGGTGCAGCCCATGCCAACCATGGGCGCAAGTGCCCGATCGAATCCGCCCGATCGGCTGCGTTCATCGCAGCCATTGAGCGCGGCGAGCGACCACCCACGGATGCGGAATTTCTTGACGAGTATCGCAAGGGGGCTAAGGCGTGAAGCGTTGCAAGGTCATTCAGCCCAAGCCGCTCGCGGAAGGGCCGCCCGTCATCGTGCGCGGCCGGGAGCTGGCGCGCGGCGCCGAGGTGTCGATCCGCGGGGAGCGCGGCCGGTTCCGTTTCATCAAGTCGAGCCTGACCAGCGAGGGGCGCATCGTCTGCGACTTCATCGGCCCCAGCGAGGCACACGCCGCGTGGCGCAGCTTCTACGCCGACCGCATCAAGACAGTTCACCGAATCAAGCGCCTACGCGCGCAGTAGCACAAGGGAATAGAGTAAATGAGCGATTATCGTGATAGCGCAACACGTTTCTTTTGGTGGTGGCTGATCAGTGGCACCGCGGCCTCGATCCTGGGGAACGTGACGCATGCTCTGTTGAGCGCCAGTGACAGCGGCGCGAGCCCCGTCATCGCGGCCAGCATGTCCCTTGCCCCGCCCGTCGTCCTGCTGCTGGCCACACACGGCGTGCACGCTCTGGTGCGTTCTCGCATTGTCGGCCGCAGTTATTGGGCGGCGCTGGCGATCACGGTCGCCCTGGCGTGCTGTGCGTTCGTGTTGTCTTTCGAGGCGCTGCGCGATCTTGCGGCGACCTATGCAGGCATGCGCAGCGCGGTGGCCTGGTTGTGGCCGCTTGCCATTGACCTGAGTATCACCGGGTCGACGGTTGCACTGTTGGCCTTGTCCAGCGCTCATCGCGTCCAGCAGCTCGACGAGGTGGCCGCGCCCGAGGCTGAGGAGCATCACGACCACGCACACGCGCCAGCACCGATTCATTTGGGCTCGGTTATTCACACTGACAAGGCCTATGGCGTGATAGATGACGTGGATGAGGCAGCGGCGATATCGGCGACGCTTGAGCTGAGCGAGCCTGTGCGACTTGATGACACGGTGGCTGACGTCGAGGTGCATCATGTCGAGGCGGCGGCGCGAATCGTCGAGGCCGGGGTCACCCGCGTAGACGCCCTCAGGGTTGCGCGCGTTCTCGCCGAGTACACCGCGGGTACAGCCCCGAGCACGATCGCCCGCAAGCTGCGCATGGGATACGAGACCGTGGCCTGCATCTTGGATCACCACACACAGCAGGAGGTTTCAGTGTGAGTACAGAAGTAGAAACGACGTCTGCAACGTGGCTAACCGTTGAACCTAATCTTGAATAGACGCTCTGCGGTGCTGCGTGCGCTCCGGAAGCCGGTGACGAGATCAACTATGACATAGAAAATTTGGTCGTAGTTCTCTATTTCGCCACCCCGGACGTCATTGACTCTGTTGCCTGTTTTGTATGCGGTAACAAGTCCAGTCAAGACGTCGAACATGACGTAGATTTTGTTAGCCACCGGGTGCTCGTAGGCCATGATCAGTGCGGACCCGAGCGTGGTCACGTTGCCATGGACCAGTCTGGAGAGTCTCGCGTAGAAGTTGTCATCTTGCAGAATCGACAACTTGCGTTGGCCGGGTTCTCGTTTTGAGTTATGTTCGGCGATTTCCTCATCAAACATTGAGGCGATCAGCCGCTCCTCATGCGTGATGTCTTTAGGTTTCCCGAGACCGTGCACACTGATCCACCTGTCGATGTCTGTGACGAGCGCCTCTCGTGCCTCGGGGTCTGGCAACCATGCCTTTCTTGCGACGTTGAGGCTGACGTTGCATCGTTCTAGTGGCGAGATGTACGGGTCGCTGATTCGGTAGGCATAGGCAGAGTGAATGGCAACCGAGCGAGCAAGCACACCTGGTGACACGACCCACTCTGACGGGATGGCGAGCAGTGACCCGATAGAGTGCATCAACTCACCAGAGCTACGTAGATAACCGGTGACCAGATCGTGTGAGGCCCGCAGCGGGTCCTGCAGAGCAGGATGATCTTTTACGCCGAAAACGCGATCGAATTCAGCGATGTCCACCCCAGGCTCATTGTAGTTAAGCCGTGAGGTGTCGTTCAGGTTCTGAGCCAAGAAGAAGCATAGGTCTGAGCTCCGTGCGTATAGCTCCTGCACATTGTTCTCAAGCGTCGCCTCATCATCCATTTTGGGGTGGGCACCTCCATTCATCTGTGTTGCCGCCCCAAACGTGATCGCTGTCAGAGTCTTTGGGGTTTTGGCATTTAGACTACCTAACGCACTGGCACAACTGTGCCCATATATCCCCCAAGAGCCCCACAGCCGCCCTTAGCGCGCAGGCTGGTGGGGCCTCATTCTTTTTCAGGAGCGATTCGTATGCTGCAGAAGACTGTCGAGGTATTCATTCCGCGTGGCCCAGTGCAGCGCAACAAGGTTCTGCAGCTGGCGCTCGCCCAGGTGCGCGACGAGCTGCCCCCGACCTTGTCATGCGACGCTGAGATCACCGGCGCCACCTCGCGCCCTGACGATCACGAGACGCCGGGCACCGTCTATGAGGTGACGATCGACTACACCGAGCGCGGTGCGGGCGCTAATCACTCTGTGCTGCCGGTCGGCACGTTCGCGGCGTCGTTTGGCGGCGAGGATGACGAGCAGGATCGCGACGGGGTCGATAAGGCTCTTGATGCGACCGACGTCGAGACTCTCGATGCCCTCAAGGCCGTTGGCCAGGCGCCTTCGGGGGCCTGATGTCTGTCCTCGAATACGTCACTGTCACTGGCCGTCTGTCCTCGATCGTCGTCGACTACGTTGACGCGGACTCTCATCCCGACGAGCGTGTCGCGTCGGCGTTCGTGGACTTCATTCCCCGCCTTCCGAGCGGCACGATCCTGTGGTGCCCGACCTTGACGCCACCCCGCGGCATTGCCGTCGCCCCCGTGCGGGCACGGTTCGATGCGAGCGACGGCGTTCTGCGCACTATCGCGCATGCGAGCGTCAATGAGACGCAGCGTGTGACGATCGCGCCGGGCACCACCACCCCGTTCGTCCTGTCCTACAACGGCACCCCATCGGCTCAGATCGCCTATGACGCTCCGGTGTTCGCTGTCGAGGCGGCGCTGCAGGCCATCCCCGCTATTGGGGCCGGTAACGTGACCGTGACGGGAACGCCGGGGCAGCAGTACAATGTGATATTCACGGGATCGCTTGGCGGGCAGGACATTGCGAGCCTGACGACTGCCTCGGCGGGTGTCACGATCAGCGTGTATCGGCAGGGCGCCCTGAATGCGGGCGTCGAGCTGCTGGCATGCAATGAGGCCCTCCCGATCGACGAGCTGATCTATGACCTTGTGTTCAGCTCTGTGCGCTACGACAAGCGCGACCAGTACATCGCCCCGTTTGCGATTCGCGCCCCGCGCGAGACCGCAGCGATTGATCTCGCCGACGCGAACCTTGAGCGCCTGCCGGGATTGCAGGGGCTCAAGCCCATCGCCCCCGCGTGACGACGGGCACCGATCGGCGTAAGGCCGCCTATGCCAAACTGGCCGAGGTTGTCTCAGAGCTGATCGACATTGCCAACCATGATGAAGACGATGACGGCATGCCGATAGTCCCGGTCGACTACGTACTGCTAATCGGCGGCCAATGGATCACCAGCGACGGTGACCGGCGTGGCGGTGTCGCTTGCTATCCCAAGGATGGATCACAGCCGCGCTACATCACGGCCGGGCTGCTGGCCGATGCGCAGGCCATGCACTACAACGACAATGGGGCATCGAGTGAGTAGTTATGGGCAGAGTAAGCCCGCCGGATGGCGCCCCGTATACAGGAAAGTGATCGCAGATGCCCACGGGCGCTGCGAGATTCGCGTTCCGGGGGTTTGCATCGGTGTTGCACAACAGGTCGATCACAAGATCAACCTTGCAACGCTGGGCATTTCACGCAGTGACCCCCGATCGCTCGACCCCAGGAACCTGCAGGCCGCATGCGAGCCCTGCCACGATTACAAGTCATACCGGGAACGCATTGCCGCACTGGCGAAAAGCAATAAGGCACGTGCCGAGCAGCGGCGCAGGCGGCGAGAGCGGGGCCGCGATTCACACCCCGGCGACCAGTAGGAGGGCAGTGCGCGGTGGCCACGCAGGCTGAGAACACCACGGCCACAATGCTTTGCGATACGTGCGGGCATGTGCTGACCGTAGCCATACACGCCCACACAGAGGAGATGGTGCGCCACGATAGGGATAACGCCTATCAGTGTGTGCACCTATCGGTACCTGATATGCAGGCAGCCGTGACAGAACATCGTGAGCGTGGCTGTGATGCAACGCATTTCACACAAGTCAAGGATGGTGAGTGATGCGCGGTTGGCCCAAGACACCGGATGCAGCGCTCATCGCATTCAGTGGGCACATGGGACTGTCACTGAATGGGTGGCAGCGCAACGTGATTCGCGGGCTGTATGACTGCGGGTCATCCTCGCCATACACGATCGCTTCGGCGCCCTTCCGCCCAGCAAACAATCTAGGGCCAATAGCAAACAGTCGTGCGATGGTTGCATATGCGCAGCTCAGCAGGGGTACCACGCGCAATGCGACCCATCAGCGCAGCTCAGAGGCGGTGCCAACGGGCACCCCCTGGGGGGGTACTCCGACCTGCGTCGACGGGTCCCCCAAGGGGCCATAGCGCCAGGGGAATCGTACGGGTTGCAGGACTTTTTAGGTGACCCTTAGTAGCTAAGTATTCAGCTAACCACTAGGGGGGAGTCACGCCTTCTTGGGTTGCCCCGAAGGCTCGGATTGACTCTCATAGGGGTTCCGGTCTCGGTCATATGGCACGAGCGGAGCCTCGCCCAGCCAGGCAAAGAATTCGAGAGGTAGCCGTGTCCATACGAAACGGTGGTACCAGCGACAACGCGCGTTCATCTCTTGCCGTGCTCGGCTCCAGGCTTGGGCGGTTGCTTGCGCGAGTGGGATTTGGCGGGTTTCTGCAATCTCTTGCGCCCGTGCCTCTACGTCACTGGTGTAGGGCTGGTAGTGAATAAGGAATATCCCCGGCCGGACGTCCACCCTGTATAGCCCTGGTTCACCGTTGACGTATTCAAAGAGGTCACGGGCTCGGTCAGTGAGCATTCGCGAGTTTATATCGCTGGTCATGTAGATGTGCAGGGCGACCACTACGGAGGCGGAGAGCAGGTTTGTCACCGCTATGGGTGTCGTTGGGCGGTTCTCCATCAGCCAGGCCCCGTAAACGCCAATAATTGCTGCACTCACGGAACTAGCGCCTGTAGCGAGCTGGCTTGTGACTCTTGGGAATTCCAAAAGGTAAGCCAGCTCATATGAAACATGCTGAATAAGGTCACCTATCTTTTTTCTGCCGTAGGCATTCCGGGGAAGTTTGTCTAGCAGCTCACTGAGGTGTTTGAGGCGCTGTTCAAGCCTGGATCGGCGCCCTACACCGATACCGCCGTGCCGAGCCTGGACGAGCGCTAGGGCGAGCCCGACTACACCTAGTACTACTTGCCACGCTTCAAGTCTCATCGGGCAAATCTATATCGCATTCTCAATGCCCTGCAGTTGATGTTTGCGAGTTCGTCTCTCGCGCCCCGGTGGCGCCATTCCCGATACGTCGCGCCTGGTGCGCACAGGAGGTTTCAGCATGTCCGGCCCCGCACCCAAGCGTGATGATCAGCGCCGACGCACCAATAAGCCTGCCTCGTATGGCGAGGCCGAGGCTGAGCAGGTCGGCGAGGCGAGTGCACCTCCGCACGTGCTGGGTATCCCCGATGTCGACGAGATGGTGCTCGATCTGTGGAATTCCCTGCGTGAGAGTGCGGAGGCCCGTTTTTACAGCGAGGCCGATTGGCACCGTGTGCGCCTTGAGCTGCGCTACCTGAATGCTGTGCTGTCCCGCAAGGTGCCGTCATCGGAGGCGTGGAAAACGGTCCAGATGGGCCTAAACACGCTCTTGGTGTCGCCTGCGGATAAGCGCCGTCTGGGGATCGAGCTAAAGCGCCGTGTGGGCGATGAGGATGACGAGGCCGCCGACGAGGCTATGGCCCAGGTGTTCAGCATCGTGCCTCCGACCGGCACTGACGGAGAGTAGGGGTGTCGGCCCCTTTCGGGCCGCTGGCGGCGCCTGGCGCGCGTCTGGACACACTGCCGGGCGGCCATTTGCTGCGCGGACAGGACAAGGCGGCGTTTCAGCTCGCCCTCGCGGCGGCCCCACCTCTGACGCTCGGCTGGGAGGCGTTTCGCTGGTCGGTCAAGTACCTGGTGCAGCCGAACGGCCCGCGCGCCGGTCAGCGCTACCAGCCGACCATGCGCCAGCTGCTGTTCTGGCTGCACTGGTACGGCCTAAACCCCGATGGCTCATGGATCTATAACCACGGCACGCGGCGCCTGGCTAAGGGCACGGGCAAGAGCCCGAACGCCGCCGTGTGGGCGCTTTTGGAGTTCTGCGCCCCGGTGCGCCTCAAGCACTTCGACCCGTCCAAGCCGGGCGGTGTCGTCGGCAAGCCCGTCTCTATGCCGTGGGTGCAGATCGCCGCTGTCAGCGAGTCTCAGACCGAAAACACCATGCGTATGGTTCGCGCGTTCGCGAAAAAGCATTCGCGCGTGGTGCTCGACCACGGCCTCGATCCGGGCCTCAAGCTCTACCACAAGGACGACGGCGGCAAGCTGGAAATTGTTGCCAACTCGTCGGCCTCTGTCGAGGGTGCCGAAGCGACCGCGATCGTCGGCGATGAGACGGAGCACTGGCTAGGTAAGGCTGGCGAGGAGTTCAAAAATACGTTGGCCGACAACGTATCTAAGTCGGGCTCACGCATGATCGAGACATGCAACTCGTGGAAACCGGGTATCGGATCTGTCGCTGAGGCGACATTCAAGGATTGGGAAGACCAAGAGGAGATACTTGCCTCGGGACGAAAGCTCAAGCAAGGCAAGAGCTTAAGCCTGTATGACGCTCGAATCGCCCCGGCCGACACCGATCTCAAGGACTACGCCAGTCTGAGGGCGGCGCTGGAATGGGTGTACGACGATTGTTGGTGGGTCAATATCGACTCCAATATCGCGCGCATCATGATCAAGAGCGCCAAGGCCGATGACAGCAAGCGCAAGTATCTGAACTGGCCGACGACACCCGATGGCGCCTGGGTTGACCCGCGGCGCTGGACACTGAACGCAGCGGACGGCATAGATGGCCGCCCATTGCGCGAGCTGATCGACGGCGAGCGTGTAGTGCTGTTCTTTGACGGCTCCAAGTCCCGTGACGCAACGGCCCTGGTGGGCTGCTGCCTGAGCGATGGCCATGTGTTCACGGTCAAGGTCTGGGAGCCTAAACAGTCCCACGCCAAGGCCAAGGACGCCAACGGCGATGGGCTGCAGGCTGACTCGGCCAAGATCAACATGCGCGAGGTCGACGATACCGTGCAGGCCACTTTCAAGCGGTTCGACGTGCTGGCGTTCTGGGCTGACGTTCGCGAGTTTGAGGGGTTCACGAAAGTCACGTGGCCTGAGCGATGGGCCGACCAGATCGACCAAAAGCTCTGGGCGGTACGCAGCGGCCAGCAACCAGAACCTATCGCGTGGGACATGCGTTCGCATTCACGCGAATTCGCGTTCGCCGCGGAGCTGGTGCAGGCCGAGATTGCCGACAGTGCATTTACCCACGACGGCCACCCGATCACGGGGCGGCACATCACGAACTGCCGCGAGGTTGAAACCAAGTGGGGTGCAGTGACTGTGCAGAAGGAAACCCCGAACAGTCCCGACAAGATCGACGCCGCGGTGTGCGTGATTGGCGCCCGGCTGCTGTACAAGGTGGCGACGGCGAACCTGCCCGAGCCCGACGAGCCCGCAGAGGCATTTTTCCATAACCGATGGGGGTGAGTTGTGCACAAGGACAAGGTCATTGACGCTGTCCGTCACATCATGTCAGGGCCACGCGCTTTTGAGCATGAACGCCTGGAGATGATCGCCGACGCCCTGCGTCCGTGGACTGAGGCCAATGCGCATCAACGTCTACGGCGCAAGGGCGTCCCAGCAGCCGCAATTGAGGGCCTGGCATGGATCTCTCAATCCAATTTCCTGCCACTGGTGCTCGATGTCTATTCGCAGTCGATGAAGGTCGACAACTACATCGCCAGTTCGACGCGTAGCACCGCCAAGTCGTGGCAGTGGTGGCAGCGCAACAAGATGGCCGCCCAGCAGACGGGCATCATTCGCAGCGTCCTGAGCTATGGCGTCGGATACACGGTGGTGACGAATTCGCTTACCCCAGAAGGGGTTACACAGCCACCCGGCAAGGGTGCGGTCATTCGCCCGCTAACCCCACGCAAGCTCACTGCCCTGTATGCCGAGCCGATCGAGTGGACACCGGGAGTGACCCCGGCTGATAACGATTGGCCGCAAATGGCTTTGGAGATCAACGGAAAGGCCATCCGTTTCTACGACGAGGAGTTCGTACACTTCATCGGGGCCAAGCACGTGCCCGAGTCGGCGCTCGGCTGGAAAGATCCCATGTATTCCAGTGCCGACAATTTCGAGTACATCGAGGCCCGCCCCCACAATGTGGGCGTGTGCCCGGTTATCCGGTTCCGCGACCGCTGGCTGCTCGACGGCGATGAGGTCATGGGCATTATCGAGCCCCTGATTCAGGTTCAGGCCCGTATCGACGAAACGGTCTATGAGGGCCTTGTCGCCCAGTACTTTACGAGCTTTACCCAACGTTGGGTCGCCGGTTGGAAACCGAAAAACGACGCCGAGGCTCTGCGCCAAGCGGCCTCGGACACGTGGTATTTCGACAAGGATGACGTCAAGGTCGGCCAGTTCGCGCAAGGCTCGCCTGACGGCTATATCTCCATGGAAGACAACGCCAAACGCGATTTCATGGCCCTTGGTCAGGTCCCGGCCCAAAACCTGGGGCTTGCACAGCTGGCGAACATCAGCGAGGCCACACTCGCCGGTTTAGAGCACGGCAAGGAAATGAAGGCCGCCGAGATTCAGACCTCACTCGGGGAGTCTTTCGAGCAGATGCTGCGCACCTGTTCGCACATCACAGGCGATGAGACCGGGGCAGCCGATTTCGACGCCGAGTGCAAGTGGCAAGACACGACCGCCCGTAGCTTCGCGCAGACAATCGACGCGCTGGGCAAGATGAAAGCCATTCTTGACGTTCCCGACGAGATGGCGTGGGAGGACATTCCGGGGTGGACCAAGACCAAGGTCGAGCGAGCGCTCAAGCTACGCGATGAGCAGCGCGAGCAGATGCTCGCCCTCGCCAAGCCGGTACCCGGCCCCGGCGAGTTCGACGACGGCAGTGCGCCTGCCGATCAGGGCAACCCGACACCGCAGCAGGTGCAGGCGCAGACACCCCCGGCTAACGCGTGAACGCCAGCGCCTACCGCTCACTGCTCGATGCGATCCTGGCCAGGCTGGGCGATCTCGTGCGGGCGGTGCTCAGCGACGGCATCCCGATCACAGACAGTGAACGCGCTGACGCCGCGTTGATGCTGTTGCGCAGCATGCAGCTGGCGCGCAGCGAGACCCAAGCCGTGGCCTCGGGCTATCTGCAGGGCCTCGGTGTCGCCTCCGACGCGGCGGCCGAGCAGTACGGCCTCGGGGCGATCCTCGACGTGTTCGAGCGGGTCGCCAATGACGTGGGGGCCAATGAACACAACCACACCGCCCCCGATATCACCATGAAGGCGACCCGCCGTGTGACGCGCGCTCTGGCACGTCATGCCGAGCAGCCCGCCCGTGACCTGGTGGCCGTGACCGCCGAAAGTATCGAGGGTGGGGCATGGCAGCGGGTACTCACGGGCGCCCGCTCGTGCGCCTTCTGCGCGATGCTCGCCTCCCGCGGGCCAATTTACGAGTCGCGCAAGACCGCCGAGCACGGGCCGGGCAAGGTCATGCGCGGTGGCGTCGAGGTCGACGTCTACCACGACGGTTGCGACTGCCTCGTGATTTTCGTGCCCGCTGGTCTCAAGGACTGGGAGGGGCGCGCGCAATGGAAACGCCTGCAGCACATGTGGCACCAGGCCGATAACGCCGAAGACGATGACCGTCCGACGCGCAACGTGTTTCGCAGTTTCTGGGAGTCCGAGGTCGCCAAGGGCAACGGCTCCAAGTACGTGGCCGACTCGATCGTCGAGCAGGCCAGCACCGCCGTCGCGAAGGTCGCGTAGGCGTTCATTGCCCGGCCCATGGCGGCCGGGTTGTCGATATAGCCCAGGAGGCAATACACACATGACCGCACCGCACATCACTCAGACCCCCGCGGCCCCAGCAGAACCCGCGGCCCCGGCCGCACCGGAGGCTACGCAGACCCCGGCCGTCGTCGAACCCGCCGCGCCAGCGGCACCCGCGGCGCCCGTCGCCGTCACCCCGGCCGTGATGCCCCCGAGCATCCCGGTTGCGCCCGCGCCACCGGCACCTGTCGCCACACCTGCTGTCGAGGATGACGACGACGATGACGAGGATGACGAGCAGCTCGACTCACGCAGTCGCCGCAACATGCGCCGCCTGCGCAATGAGAACAAGAATTTACGCACGCGTGCAAAGGATTCCGACACCTACCTGCAGCGCGCTGAAACCGCCGAGCTGCAGCTGCTGTGTCTAACCCACGGGATCACGGACCCCGCCGACATTGCGATCGTGCAGAGCGCCGCGACCCCGGAAGCGCGCAAGGCCAGCGCCGAGCGCCTGGGCGCTCACCTCAAGGCCGCAGCACCCGCAGCACCCGTCGCCCCGGTGGTGACACCCCCGCCGACTAACCGCCCGATCGAGACTCTGACGCCTGGCGCGTCCCCTGAGCCTCCCGCGGCTGTCGACAACAGCTATCCCGCATCGTGGACCCCGAGCCACATGCGAAAGACCAACTAAACCAAGGAGTTCCAACCGATGTCCAATGAATGCATTCCCCTCTACACCCCCGGCGCCGTCGTCACCGCTGAACTGACCGCCGATGTCAAGGGCAAGACATTCGTCGCCCTGACCGGCCCCATGGCAGGCGGCCTGCCCAAGGTCGCCACGGCCACAGCTGCAGGCGACAAGTGGGGCGTCGCGGTGCGGGACGGCAAGAGCGGTGGCCGTGTCCCGGTCATCCGCGCCAAGGGCGTGATCTTGCCCGTGGTCGCTGGCGCCGCTATCGCCGCGCTGGCCGAGGTCGAAATCGGCGCAGGCGGCAAGGTCGTGACCGCGACCTCAGGCGTCAAGGTGGGGCGGGCGCTGGACGCCGCTACCGCCGCCGACAAGGACGTTTTCATCGAGCTGTACTGACCAGCTCTCACCACAACTTCATAAGGGAGACAACTGAATATGACCATTCCTTACCCCTTGGCGGCCCCGACCGTCAACGGTAACGACGTCACCGTCGATCGCATGCTCAAGGAACCGACGCGCGTCACCCGGTACCTCAGCGACCTGTCGCTGCTGAACTACTTCGCGCACCGGATCTTCCCGACCGTGGGCGCCCCGAGCGGCGGTGCGGTGCTGTACACACAGCTCACCGAAAACGATGTGTTCCCGGACCCGAACCGTCCCGATGTGCAGAACATCGAGCCGGGCGCCGAATTCCCGGTGATCGGGTTCACCCGCCCCGAGCCCAAGACAGCTCAGGTCGAGAAGTTCGGCGGCCGGTTCTTCGTCACCGACGAGGCCCGCGACCGCAACGACTCGACGCAGATGCAGCAGGGCTCGCGCAAGCTGGCCAACACCATCACGCGCCAGATCCACACTCGCGCACTGCGCGAGCTGACCGCCGCCTACACCGCCCTGGGTGCCAGCGCACAGACTGTGGTCTCGGTGGGCTGGAAAAACACCGTCACTGGCGGTGCCTCCCAGGCGTCCAACCAGCAGTGGCCCGCCGCCGACCTGGCGCGCGTGCAGCTGGTCGCCGATCAGAAGGAACTCGGCGTCACGTTCAACACCTGGATCGTCAACCCCGCCGACGCCCTGAACTTCCGTCAGGTCTACGGGCGCGACTACGAGGCCGTGCTGCGCGAAAACGGCGTGCAGTTCATCGTGACTCAGCGCCAGACCGCAGGCGAGGCGTGGGTCATTGAGGACGGCGTACCGGGCGAGTGCCGCCTTGAGGTCCCCCTGAACACCGTCACCTACCGTGACGATGAAAAGGAGCAGACCTGGGTGCAGTCCGGTGTGCGGCCGGTCTTCTACGTGACCAACCCGTACAGCATCCTCAAGGTGACAGGGCTCAACGCCTAATGCCCACACGCGAGGTTGTGGTCAGCGTCGCTGCATACACGGACGTGAACGGGGTGCGCGATTTCGCCTTGCGGGGCGAGACGATCGACGTGCACCCCGATCACGTCGAGCGGTTCGATCTGCTCAACGTTGTACCGGGTGCATCCGAGCACCTGGCCGACGTTGCCGACGCTGACCCCGATTCGGAGAACACCGGACCTGAACAGGCCGAACCCGTTTTGCCGGCCGAACCGGAAGGCGTTGCCGAATGGCTCGCCGCCGAGCAGCAATGGCGCGATGACGTCATGGCATGGCTGGCCGCCGAGGGCGAAGCGTCCGAGACAGGGGAGCCCGGTGACGATGAGCGCCTCAATGCGGTGCTCGACCTGAGCGCACCACCCAAGCGCGCCCGCCCGTCCCGAGCGAAGGGATAGCAGCCGATGGCGTACGCCCAGGTTGAACCCGACCTTGTCAAGCGTTGGCGGGCTTTGACTCCCGACGAGGTAAGCAAGGCGCAGGTACTGCTCGACGACGCAGCGTTCTGGCTGCGCGTGTGGGTCCCCGGCCTGGGTGACGCCATCGCGGCGGCCCCCGACAGCGACGCGGCAACCGCCGCCAAGCTGCTCAGCGTCGCAATGGTCAAGCGCGCCATGCGTGCCGACGACATTGAGGTGCCCGGCGCCCAATCGGTTCAGGAGACCGCGGGCGTGTTCGGCGAAACGATCGTGTTCCGCAACCCGGATGGCGATCTGTTCCTGTACGACCGCGAGCTGACGGACATTCTCGCGGTCGTCACGGGCGCCCCTCAGGGCGCGGTGGCCTACACCTCGCCGGGGCTCTGATGCGCGCCAAGTACCTGATCGGGCGGGCGCGCTACACCCCGGCCAGTGTCGACGACGAGGGCTATTCACACCCCGAGGGACACGGCCCTATCGAGGTGGTCAAGGTGTATGGGGTTCAGCCGATGTCCAGCGACATGCCGGTGAGCGCCGATGTGTATCGCCGCATCATGACCTCGCGCATGATCTTGACACCCAACCCCGACGATTGGGGGCCAAGTGATCACGTCTGGCTCAAGGGCACCGTCGACCCCGATGACGAAACACGTTTCATTCCAGCCGATCTCGATGACGTGTTTGCGGTCAGCGAGGACGTCCGCGATTACAACATGAACCCGTCGCGCCGCAACTACCGCCCAGGTGGGGCGGTCGTGATCGAACGCACGGGAGGCTAGGCGATGGTGGCTCGGGTTGATTGGCATCTCGACGAATTTGAGCGCATCCGCACCAGCGAGGGCATGCACGAGTACCTCAATGAGCTTGGTACGCGCCTTGTTTCAGAGCTTAACGCCGAGCTGCATGAGGCTCAGGCGGCACGCAGCCAGCCGGTCGCGGACGGCTACAAGTTCTACGTCACGCAGGGCACCCGTGCCCGGCTGCACATTCTGGCGTTTACGGCGCGTGCTCAGGCGCACGAGGCCAAACACCAGTCGATCTTGCGCAAGCTCGGGGAGGCTGAGGCGGCCACGAAAGATGCCCGCCTCACGCCCGCTCAACGCGCCGCCCGTGACCGGCGCCGCGAGGATGCCCGTGCGCGCCGCGCTGACCATGAGCTTGACGAGTGGATTCGTCAGCGCGAGAGCCAGGAGGGCTAGTGACGTATCCGCTTGCCCCGCCGGACATCTGCGCTATCGCCCGCCGCGACCTGATGGCGATGCTCGCACAGCGCGCGATCACCGTCCCGTGGTACATCGACGATGTTCCCGAAAAGCGCCCGGCCGACAACCGCTTTGTGGTGGTCGCGCAGCTGAACATCAAACAAGATGACGATTTCAGCGCGGACGCGATGACGCAGTTCCGCATCTACGATCCCGACCCGCGCCGCTGCAAAGAGCTGGCGACGCTGATCAACGCGCTGGTGCCGACCCTGCCAGCGGGTTTCGAGATTCAGTCGACCGAACACATTGGTGGACCTACCGAACAGCCTGACCCTGACGTGCCCGGTGTGCGTCGCTGGCTCGTGACCAAATGGCTGACCGCCATGTGCGAGCCCGTCTAGTCATTCATCAAACCCGTTGAGGCCGAGACGAAATACCGTCGCGGCCTCTTTCATGTGAGGAGTTCCCTTATGCCGCCTGTCGGCAACGTGGGCAACATCGTTTTGCCCTCTCCCAAGAATGTGACCATTACGGGCGGCCTGTATTACGGCCCCCTCGACATGGCTATGCCCGGAGTCGATTTCGCGATTCCGACGACTGCGAAACTGACCGGGTTCGTCAGCGATGACGCGCTCGATGAGGAGGAGCAGCGCAACACCGCCAAAAAGTACGCGTGGGGCAGCGACCAGGTCGCCGAACCGCAAGAGACGTTCGCCCTGACTCTGGGGTTCCGTCTGCTGGAATTCCTGAACGTCAACGTCGCCAAGGTCGCCTATGGCGATGACAACGTGACCGAGACCGCGGCAAACGCCACCCACGGCAAGCAAATGCTGATCCACCAGACCAGCGACGCGCTGGGCATGCGGTCGTGGCTGCTGGACACCTTTAGCCCTGGCGGCAAGCGAGTTCAGAAGTTCTTCCCGCTCGGCGAAGTGAAGACCAAGAAAACACAGAAGTGGTCCCACAAGGAAATCCTCGCCCACGACCTCGTCGTGTCGTTCTACCCGGATACCTCGAATCGCTATTCCTACACCCGCACCGATGATGGAGTTCTGAGCGCATGACAAAAGCCAAGGCCGCCAAGGCATCACAGTCCACCGAGACCGATATCGACGCCGAGCTTGAGCGCCTTGAGCGCCTCGACAGCGACGATATCGAGGGTACGATCGACGAACTCAAGGCGCCCGAGGCGCCGCCGTCGAATGATGGTATCGAGCCGGGATCGCCCGAGTTCGATTGGCAGCTTGAGTATCCGGGCGAACCCGTGTTCGTGTTCACATCGAGCACAGGGGTGACCGTGGGTATGGCGGCCTTGGCTGGCGCGCGCAAGCCCGGCATGGGTGTGCTGCGCTTGCTGCGTAAGTCGAACTATCTCGATCAGATGTGGACAACCCTTGAATGGGTGAGTTCTCCTGCAGCGCTCACGGTTTCCGATGAGTTCAGCGAGGAGGAATACTCGGCGATGTTCGTCGCCTGGGCAGAGTGGTCAAAGACATCGGCGGGGGAATCTTCGCGCTGATCGACACCCTAGTCGAGCACTGGGGCGCCGTTCAGCGCGACCTCGTCGCTAGTGGCCTGCATTTCAACGGAATTGGTGCAAGCCGGGGCCTTGAAATCGAGTTCGGCGAGTTCGCATCTTTCGTCACCTACGCGCCCCGCACCTCTGCCATTGGCGAGGCGCGGGGCGGTGGGTGGGCTCGCGACGAGCAGCTCGCCGCCCGCCTGCTTGAAGCGACGGAGATGCTGCTCTGGACGAAAACCGAGGATGCAACCAAACCTGTTGAACTGCAGGAGTATCGGCCAACTCCGATCATGTGGCCCGGCCGTGTTCTACCGGAGCCCGAAACAACTGATGACGGCGAAAAGCTCACCGTCGATAGCTATCTGCACCTGGTCGGTATTGAGGCCGATTGGGGGGAGGGGGACTAATGGCTAAGGGTGCCAAGCGCTCTATCGCCGACACTTTCGTGTCTGTGGTCGCTGAGACCTCCAAACTGGCGGCCGGAATCGCCAAGACATTCCGTGAAACCGATCGCGAGGCAGCAGCGGCGGGCAAGCGGTGGGCGCGTGAAATCAATGAGGAGCTGCGCAACGTCCATGCGACCGTGTCGCTGGACGCAGCGCAGGCCCGCGCTGATGCAGCCCGGCTGCGCGAGGAGATCGCAGCCCGCCATGCCCACCTGCATGTTGACGTCGACTATGACCGCGACAGGATGGCCCAACTCGGGTCTTCACTAATTGCCAGTCTGCTGCCGCACCTGCAGCAGACGATGGGCCGCGGAGGTGCCCAGGCTGGCGCAGCGTTCGCCGAGGGCGCCGCGGGCGGTATGCGGGCTTCTGCGCCGCTCATCGCCACTGCCGTAACCGCTCTGGTTGGTGTTGCCGCGCAGGCATCGGGCGCCATTGGGTTGATCCCCGCGGCGGCCGTGGGTGCCGGGGCGGCGATCGGATCGCTGGCGCTGGCGTTCGACGGGTTCGGCGACGCGATGAAAAACGTCAAGGACCCGGAGAAGTTCGCCGAGTCACTGGGGCAGCTGGCCCCGCAAGCCCAATCCGTGGCGACCACGATTCAGGGCCTCATGCCGGTATTCGACCGGCTCAAGTTCACCGTCTCTGACGCCTTTTTCGGACCCCTGACCAAGTCCATCGAGCCATTGGTCACCACCTATATGCCGATGCTGCAGGGCGGCCTGTCTCAGATGGCTGCCGTCATGGGCAACGCCTTGGGCGGGCTTGCCTCATTCCTGCAGACCCCGGAAATGCTGGGCATGGCCGCCACGATGACGAACAACCTCGTATCGGCATTCTCGACGTTTTCGGGGGTGCTGCAGCCGGTGGTGCACGCGTTCACCGAAATCGGGGTGGTCGGCTCTGGTTTCCTGCCGCAGATCGCGCAGGCCGCGGTGCAGGCCGCACAGGGATTTTCGCAGTTCATCAGCCAGGCAGCAGCTAGCGGGCAGCTACAGGAATGGATTTCAGGCGGCATTACCGCCATGGGACAGCTTTTCGAGCTGGCTAAGAACCTGATGCCGATCCTGGGCGCACTGGCCCCGATCGGTGCGGCGCTGATGCCTGCATTCAATTCGCTCATCGTGGCGTTGACGCCCGGCATTCAGGCCCTTGGCGGGGTGCTGGCCAATCTGATCACGTCGGCCTCGCCACTGCTGACATTCCTTGGCCAGCTGGCCAGCACCGTGCTGTCAGCGTTGGCCCCGGCGTTCAACAACCTGTTGACCGCCCTTGCGCCGGTCGTGCAGCAGATCGTCGGCGCCCTGCAGCCCGTTATCGAGGCATTGGCCCCAGTGCTGGCCCAGGTGGCGAGCATCATCGGGCAGGCGATGGCCGAGGCGGCAACCACATTGGTGCCGCTCATGGTTCCGCTTGTTGGCGTGTTGGGCGAGATGCTGACCGCCGCTGTCCCGTTGATCCCGTCGATTGTCGAGCTGGCCACCTCGGCGCTGCCGCTGTTCACCGCGGCGGCCGGTGTGGTCATACCGATCGTCACGGAAGTCGCCAAGATTCTTACCGAGATTCTGAAAGTCATTGTGCCGCCGCTTAATGCGGTGATCAAGTTCCTGGCGCGGACCTTTCAGGAGGCTTTCGAGGGCATCAAGACAGCGGTCGGCAAGGCGTGGGAGTTCATCAAGCCGGTTTTCGACAAGATCGCCAACGCCGCTAAGGGCGTCATCAACGCCATCAAGAGTCTGCCGGGCGTGGGTTCGCTGTTCAAGGACGGCACTCCCGACTTCCGCGGCGGTGGGGGTTCTTTCGGCCCGGCACCGGCCACAGCGAATGACTTCTACAAGGGCCTGTATGGCACTAAGTCGTCGATCGCTCCCGCCTATATCCCAACCCCCGATGTGCCACTGCCTGCGGTCAGCGATTACGTTGCCCCGCCTCCGTCGACTGGCCGCAAGGGATCTGGCGCTGGCGCCTCTACGCGTAGCGCAGATGACTATGCCACCGACACAACTGGTTTCAGTTCGGTAGCGTCGCGACCGCGCCAGTATGAGCAGGGCATGGTGCCGAACAACGTCAAGTTGCTCAGTGCCATTGAGCAGATGTTTCCTGGAACCACTGCGCATGCGGATGTTTCGCGCAATGACAAGTACGGCGAGCATGGTTCGGGCGAGGCCCTGGACATCATGGTCGGCTCCAATAAGGAACTGGGCGACCGGATCAACGCGTTTCTGCTGCAGAACGCCCAGACGTTCGGACTGCAGTACAACCTCTGGCAGCAACGCCAGTGGAACCCGGACGGTTCGACCTCGGGCATGGAAAACCGCGGCTCGCCCACGCAAAACCACATGGATCATGTGCACGCTCGGGTCAAAGCCGGTGCAGCAACGGGAGATATGCCCGCGCTGGCCGCCCTACCTGAGGGCTCGATGGACCCGCGTCTGCGTGATGCTGTCCAGCGCGTGCAGGACCGTGAGCACGCGGTGCGTCAGGCTCAGGCCCGTTTCGATGCCGTCAAGGACAAGGGCGACAAGGCCACTCCGCGCGAGCAGGAGCAAGCCGAGTACGCCCTTGCTAAGGCCAAGCGCGAGCACGCCGACGCCATTGACGATCTGGCCAAGAAGCAAGAGAAGCTCAACGGCGCCAGCGGCAAGGGCACCAAAAAGGGGCAGAGCCGTACCGGCGATCTGACGCAAGATTTCGGCAAGGATCTTGTCGGCGGCATTGCGCAGGCGTTTGGGTTCGACGGCACGCTGTTTGCTGACCCTACGCAGTTGGGACTCATGAAAATGATGTCTTCGCTGTCCAAGGTGCAATTTGGCGGGGACGCCGGCCAAACCGGCGGGGGTTCGCTGGGGGCGGGCGGCGCAGGTGGTGGCGGTGGGTCGCTGCTGGATTCGTTCATGCCCAAGGGCCTGGGCGCGCTGCGTGTGGCCAAGCCCGAGGATTCCCCGGTGCCGTTCATGGGCGGTCTTCCGGGCGCCTCCGGTGGCGGGTCGCTGATTCCGGGCGCGCAGTTCGCCGCCAATGCTCTTGCTTCCCAAGGGCAAGCGGCAACCGGACAACCGGGCACCAACCAGCAAGGCAATAACGATTTCTCGATCAACTTCAATGGCCCCGTTGGTAGTGCCCAGGAGGCCATGGGAGCGGCGACCGATTTCAACATTCCGCGAGCACGGCAGGGGGTTGGTCAACTGTGACGCAGCAGCTTCCGGGCCGGTTCCTGCAGGGCAATGCGGCGCTGGTCTATCAGCGCTGGAACACGCTGCCGCACCCGCTGGGCTTTGACGGTGTCCGCTGGGTCTACCTGGGGCCTGATGGCTCCCGGTGGGACCTGGCGGGACCTGACGCCGGGCGCCAGGGTGTGCAGTGGGCGAGCGAGCTACAGGGCGCGATGCACATGCCCTATGAGCATCTGCTCACCGAGACGGCATACCAGATGGGCGCAACCTACGAGCGCACGAATGTGCTCAAGCGCACGATCAACGTCGGCGCCATGATCGGCTCGCAAACCCGCAAGCTGACTAAGTATCAGTTCAGCATGGTCGAGTCGAAATGGTGGGCGGCCTGGCCGACCGGCGTACCCGGCTGGCTGGGCTGTCATACCCGGCTGGGCGGTTGGCGCTGGATTCCGGTAATGGAGGCGAAAGCATCCGATACGAGCGAAAAGCGTGACCCCACATACGCGGACAACAACACCATGACGTGGGACATGCAGTTACTCGCGGTGCGCCCTTGGTACTCAAAGCGGATGGTGATCGAATCTTTCAAGGCTCAGGCCGCGAATTTCAAGCCGGGTCACATGTACGACGAGAAGACGATCGCTATCGCCAATCGCGGAAACATGCCACAGTGGCTCAAGTTTCAGTACACGGGGCCGGGCAAGGCGTGGGTGCAGGACGGCATGCTTGAGCGCCTGGTGCCGCTGCCGAAGATCACCGCCACCGAATCGCCGACGCTGGTCGACTGTGACGAGGGCGCCCGCACGCTGACGGCGGCCAGTGACCCGACAGACACCGGCTTTTATGAGCTGTTGCGGGCAAGCAAGATCGCGACTTTCATTCTGCATGACTTGCTTGGCGACCCGATGGGCGTCCTGGTATGGCAGCGCGGCAACGGAATTCGCTTCACGAGCATGATCCCGCCGCGCACGGTTGCCAACATCAAGGTACGTCACGACCACCCCGAGGGGGAGGTCACGGTGATGTGCCCTCAGTGGTTCACGAGGCCGCGCTAGTCGGCCGCACATAGGGGAGGGGGGCGCATGGGGCTTGAGTCGCTGATCGAGCGCCCAACGCTTGAATTCACACGCTACCTAGACGTGCTGCGCGACAAGCTGATTGCAGCCTACGACAAGCCGCTTCCCAATTCAGACCCGATCGCCTCGTATCGGTATCTGCGGGCGCGGTCAGACGTACTGACACAGGGCTCACAGCAGCGGCCCCTTGTGCGCATGCAGGACCGCAATCTGTCGCACATCACGCGAATCGGCAATGAGATCTCGTGCCGAACTGAGGAGATCGCGACAGATGCAGGCGAGGCGGCGGTCGTAATCCGCGGCGGCGACTACCTGGCTGATTTCGTCAAACGCATTCGGGTCGAGGAGGATCTGCATCTCTCGGTCGACCCGAATGCGCTCGCCCCCACGTGGCGCACCCGCTGGGGCGGCAAGATCACGACCGTCAACGCCAAACGCGATTCACGCGGCGTGCACACCGTCGAGCTGATCGCCACGTCGAACCGAGCCCATCAGCGCCACACACTGATCGCCGCCAACCCGGTGAGCCCACCGGAGCTGCAGCTGCCGAAAATGTGGTTCGTCCCGGCCAACGCTCGCACGGGCTGTGCGTTCACGTTGGCTGTTCAGCATGCGCGACTGTTCTTGCCCGTCTTGCAGATTCCGACGAATATCCTCAATCCTGGTGCGTGGCTTGATGTTCACCTCGGTAATTTCTCGCCGTTGAACTGGAGTCAACAGGTCGCGTTTGTTAACGCGGCGGCCGACCAGTCACGTACCTCCCTGGTAGCAGGTACCTGGACCGATTTCCATTCGGCCACAATGGATATCCTGCGGGACGCCGGGTGCGTAGCGCGTACGTACACGTTCTTTACTGAGGACGAGGACAACCCACACGAGGAGCTTGAGGCCCTCGTCGGTAAGGAACTCGCCGCGGCGGCCCGCCCGCAGCGCAACGCGGTAGTGCACGCGTTCCACGATTTCAGCGGCCATGAGGGCTATACGGGCACCGCCGTTGACGGCGTGATCAACCTGTTTGCCTCGACGGCCGACAACCTGATCTCGCAGACCGTTATCCGGCTCGACGAGGACGGCGACGGGCAGCCCGATCCGGTTATTCAAAAGGCGCTCGGAATTGCCCCTAAGCCTCCGTGGGTGTGCTATCGCGAGGGACAGCATTCGGGAATTATCGAATCGAATATCGCCTACCACAAGGGGCCTGTCAAAACCATTATGACGGGCGGGAAATCGCCCAAGATCATTAATGATTTGCAGACGTTCGGCATTCGTTTTGGATTAGCTCAATTGGAACAGGTAATCCCTCTTGGGCCGGGTGGTGCATATCAGCAACCACTTACCTCAGGATTGGACAACCTCTACCAGTCGCAGCTAGACAATGTCGCTTTTGCGTACATGAGATTCACCGATCCGGTTCGTGCGCTATTCACCGGAGACCTCGCCTGGCAAGAGCATTTCGAGCGTGGCGGCGGTGTTGCCTACGTAATTTCTGGCGTACTAACCCTACGGGTCGGTTGGTACAAGAAACGCGCTTATAGATCATTCAAGGTCAGCGTCAGAAATGGCAGACCTTTCGTATATGGGCATGATTTCGATCTTGCTCATCGAATCATGTTTGAACAAGACAAAGTGTTCTACGTCGATCAGGTTGCCGCGGCTCGATTCGAGTACGACCGCAATACCCCGATCACGTGGTCATTTTCTATCGGCGACGACACCAAGGACGACGACCCATTTACTCAGGGCATCCGTGCGCTACAGGCGTTCGGCGCCCTGATGGGCATGTTCCTGGGAGAAGGGACGATTTTCGGCTAATGCACACCTTTCCGATGGTTGACTCGATCGAGGGTCTTCCTGATCTGGGTCCGCTGGAATTGCCGCCGATACCAGAGGGTTTCGAGTCATTGCCGCGCGCTGAGCGTGAGCGTCAGCTCGCGGTGCGTGACGCGCAGCAGGCAATGCTCGACCTCTGTGTCGATCTGGGGAACCTGGACCTGGACTTCGCACCCGTTGTGACGCCTACGGTTTCGTTTCACCTGGCCTCGGCCGGGTGGCGCAAGATCGGGGTGCCCACGGGTGCGCCCAGGGGCAAGCTCAAGCGTGAGGTCGAGCGTTTCGAGGCGATGCTGCACGCTGACCTGCTCTATCCCCAGGACGCCCGCGGCACCTCGATCGACTTCAATTTCGCCCCGGCCCTGCGCGAGGCCATCGCTAAGCATCTGGCGTTGCGCGGCTGGCGCCTGGTGTCGCACAAGCGGATGATCAAGCGCCGCGACATGAGCGCTATTGGCGCCGTAGGCGTTTGGGATGACGCATGCACTTGGGTGCCGATCGGCGCCCCTGATCGCGCCGAGGACGATCTGCGTCCCGACGACACGGTCGATTCCAAGGACCGGCCTGCTGACGTGCGCGCCCTGGCGGCACGCCGAGACGGCTACGTGCCCGAGCCTCCGCGCTCGTGGGCGGTCAAACCAGTTGTGAACTTTATCGACGAGGAGAGGCCCGACGACGAATGAGCGCCCCTGTTATCAAGCCGCAACTCGGCGACAAGGTGTTTCTCAAGACAATTACCGCTTCGCTGAACATCTTTGGTGTCATCAGCGACCTTGACACACCCGATCAGGTGTCGGCGACCCTAGAGCTGTTCGGCGGCAACGGCGTGCTGAGCTTGGCGGCCCTGATGGGTCCTCCCGGCCCGCCAGGCTCGAATGCGCCACTGCCCAAGCTGCAGCCCGACGTCTACGCCGACCCCGACGACCTGCCCACCAACTTGACGGACGACGAGATCGACATCGGCAAGTACTGGATTATCGAGGACAAGGACGACGAGGGAAACGTCCTGGGCTCCAAGGCGTACCTGTGGCACGGGGATCACTGGCAAGTGTTCATGATGGGCTCACCCGGCCCTGCGGGGCCGGTCCCGATCATCACCCCGAACGTGGTTCTACTGGACCCCGACGACCCCAATGTGCATTCGTACATCACGGTCACGGGCAACGATTTCAACCCGACCTGGACGCTGTACCTCAAGGCCCCTCGCGGCCCGCAAGGTCCGTCAACCAGCATCAGCGCCGCACCGGATTTCGACGGCACGATCGTGCCCGAGATCGGCGACGTGGTGACATGGAACGGAACCAAGTACGCCCCGATGCCCAACGGCACGATCGTGCCGAAGTTCTACACGATGCCCGAGACAAGTTTTATCAACGGGCAGGGCCTGGGGCAGAACCTGCCGATCGGCGCATTCAAATTGCCTCCGCAAGAGTGGGATTGGATTCCGATCGTGCACGGTCACGTGCGCTCATTCGGTGTCGAGATCGACGCCGACCCCCTGCTGATCGGATGCGAGGTGCGCCTCGGACATCCTGACGGCCCGCTGGTGGCCAAGGGCGCAGGCGTGGCCACCACGTGGACGAATCTGTCGCCGCACGCCTCGACGGTGCAGTCGCCCGGCGACGCGGTGGCCCCCGGCAATGGCCGGTGGGTGGTCCCGGCCAACCACACAGGGGAGGAGGGCACGTTGTACGTGCGTCTGCACAACGACGGCGTGGCTGGCGCCTACATCTTTGATCGGTCGGGCGCACAGCTCTCGATCCAAGTGCTGCCGGTCTGATGGCGCGCTCACTTGACCCTATCGGCGCACAGCTCCCGCTCTCACATAACCCGCTGATCCGCATCGGGTACCAGCCCCCGCGCACGGAACTCAAGATCGAGGACCTGATCAAGCAATGGCAGCAGGGCTGGCAGCAGTTCGGATTCACTGCGCTCAAAGAACTGACCGGACTGGACTTTTCGAGCCCTCAGGCGCTAGTGCTCAGCCTTGGCGATCTGATCGGGGACGCTACACAGGACGTCCTCAAGACGCTAGCCAAGGTGTTCGGGTGGGGCGGTGTGGGTATCCCCTCTGGGGAGGAGCTGGCGCGTTGGGTGGGGCAGCAGGTGTTCGGGTTGATCGACCCCTCGCGCCTGCCGCAGATCCCGCTTGGTGCCATCGTGAAGTCATCGCCGAATCTGCTGTCTAACGGCGCTTTCTCGGATGCGACCGCGATCCTGGATAGCGAGGGAAAGTGGGTTGTCGACAACACCGTTTTTCGGACGGCGGCCGGTTCGGCGCGCACGAGCGCAGACGGCACGATCCGCGAGCTGCTCAGCGCCGATCTGATCCCGGTCAAGGCCGGGCAGAAGCTCGACGTATCCGGGTTCGTCAAGTACTCGGGACTGACGGCCAGCGCGGGTGCAGTGCAGCTGGGCTTGACGGCGTACGGCCCCGATAAGGAAACCGTCGTCTCACGGCCCCAGATCGCCGCGCTGGGCGCCCTGTCGAATGCATCGGCTAACTGGTCGCCAGGCGCGATGAGCGGCACGTACACGACCCCTCAGACGGGCGTGTCCTATGTGCGGGTACGCCTGACGATCACCGAGAGCGCCACAGCAGGCACCATCTGGTTCGACGACCTAGTGGCCCATGTTGGCGGCAACCTGCTCTCGATCGACTGGATTGACGGTCTGGCGCAGCAACTCCTCGATTTCGCCAACGGCCTAGGCGCCGCGGTGCAGGACATCGCGAACCGTCTGACGATGGCGACGTGGCAGGCGTTTCTCGACGCGGTCAAGGGCGGCCCCGGTGGTTTGGTCGATCACATCGTCGACAAGCTGCAGCACCTGGGCTTTGACGGCAAGTTCGACGCCGCGCAGCTGATCAACATCGCAGGCAGCGCCATTCAGACATTCATGGACACCGTTGCCGGGGTCTTCGGGGCCACGAATAGCGATGTGCAGAACCGTTTCCGGTTCCTGAGTCCTAGCACCGGCAAGTTCGACGCAACCAAGCTCGACGGCCAGATTCTGAAATCGTCGGTACAGGGATTGGAACAGCTCGGCGAGGACGTAGTCGCTGGATTCAAGAGCCTGTTTGATGGCTGGTTCGGCAGTGGCGGTACAGGTTCACCCTCTGAAGTTCAATACACCATTGAGGCCATTAAAGACGCCGTCATCAATGGGTACACCGTGGCCACATTCACGTCATCGCAACTGAATTGGGGCAAGCCGAATTGCACGGAAATGGTGGCCGTGCTTATCGGCGGCGGGCAGAACGGCCAAGCCGGGATCGATGCTGGGGCAGATATAGGCGCCTCGGGAGGTCTGGGCGGTTCCTACACCGTGCAACAACTCGACGTCGCCTCGCTGCCCGCAGCGCTCGATATTGAGGTCGGCACTGCAGGCAATCGCTCACGCGTACGGATTGCTAACGGTGCCAACACGGGCGCAATCATCGCCGAGTCTGGACCCCACGGCGCAGCCGGTGGCCAGGCGACCGCGTTCGGCTATTCGGGTACCGCCTCCGCGCCAGGCAACGGCGGGTACGGCGCCGCGGGCGGGTCATGGATTGGTGGCCGCAACCCCACAGCGGGAGGCCCCGGCACCCCCACCCCAGCTGCGCTCGGCGGCACCGCGGGCGCAGCTGGTCCCCTCAATGGCAACACCCCAGGCGGCGATGGCGGCGCGGGCGGCAATGTCTCTGTAGCCGCGCTGACCAAGTGCGGCGGCGGGGGTGGTGGGGGCGGCGGCGCTGGCGCTGGCGGTGCCCCGTTTACGCGTGCAGGCAACGGCGGCAAGGGTGGCCCCGGTGGCTATCCGGGCGGCGGCGGGGGAGGCGGCGACGGCGGCCTTAACTCGACCGGCGAGGGCGGCAAAAAGGGCACTTGGTTAACGCAGCGACTCGTGCGCGGCCTGGATATCCCATGGTCGCTGGTGTCGCTGACCGGCGTAGTGGGCACGGGAGGCAGTGGCGGCCCGAAAGAGGGCAATGGCCAGACAGGCGGGGCCACAACGATTGTCGTAAACGGATCGACCCTGACCTGCCCTGGCGGCAATGGCGGTCAAGGCGCCTACGCGGGCAATGGCCGCAATACCCCTGGCGAGGCGGCGGGCTCAATTACGTTCGGCGGTCAGCCATATAGCGGCGGCGCCCAGGCCGCTGCGAATACGGATGGCAATCCACCTGGTGGTGGCGGCGGCCCCGGTAGCGGCGGATTTCTGGGCAGCGCCAAGCCCGGCCGCGTCGGCGGAAACGGTGCCGTCTGGTTCCGCGCGTCTCAATAGTTCGGCAGTACAACACAACTTCATAGAGAGGCATTCCCTTGGCTACAGCTGACGTGTGGAAGCTGAACAGCTGCAATCTACTTATTGCACAGATTGATTCGATCAGTCTGCATACCGCCGACACGAGTAACGGCGGTAGCGAGGTGACCGGCGGCGGTTACGCACGCAAGACACCGTCCTGGAATTCCGCGACGATTGTGGTCGGCGGCTCCGATAACGGCAAGGCCCGCTCAGCAGCAAATCCGCTGCAGTTCAATGTACCTGGCGGTGTCGCCGTCTCCCATTACGGCGTATGGAAAGCGGGCGTATTCCAGTACGCCAAACCGCTGACACCCGGCTCGACCCTCAATGCCAACGGAGTGGTCGAGGTGACCCCGACGCATGTCTATGACCTTCCCTGACCGAAACGCGAAGCGAGGTAACACTAATGCCGACACGCCATGATGTAGAGAACGCCAAGAATCTGGTACGCGAACGCCTCGGAGCGCCGTATCGCTACGGCGAGATGTTCGACCCGTACAACTTGCGCCAGGGCACCGACTGCTCAGGGGTCTGGCAGGACGTCCTGGCCACGGCGCTGGGGCGCCTGATTTGGGGCCGCGAGGCCGAGGGCAACACCACCGAGGCATACCGCTATATCCGAGTCGGTGAGGTTGGCCCGTTCGGCACGATTCGCGTTGCCCGTCCGCAAGATATCCCTGCCGACGCCGTCGCCAAGCTTGCTTTTCATCACGAGGGTAATGGCGGTGAGTCCTCGCACATGTGGGGCGAGTTGGACGGCATGCGTATCGAATCGGCGGGCGGCAAGGGCCTGGTTACCGGCGCTCAGGCGTGGCCGATCGACCACTCTTATGCCAACGCCTGGGCGTATCTGCCCGGCCCGATCACCGAGGCCGCCGCGGGTGCTGACGTGCTGGCCCGCGCAACGGGCATGTCCGATGATCGTGCCGCGCAGCTTATCGACGCCCTGGCAGCTGGCCTGCTGGCGGCGCAGTGCACGAACCCCAAGCGCATTGCCATGGCTTTGGCGCAATGGGGATTTGAGTCCGACAATTTCGTCGCGACCGAGGAGTACGCGAGCGGCGCCGCCTACGAGGGGCGCACGGATCTCGGCAATACACAGCCCGGCGACGGTGTGCGTTTCAAGGGTCGTTCGTGGATTCAGATCACCGGCCGTAACAACTATGCGGCTTTCTCGCGCTGGGCGTTCGCGAACGGATTCGTGACGAGTGCAACCTATTTCGTCGACAACCCGAAGATGCTCGCCGATCTGCAGTATGCGGGCCTGGGCGCTGCCTGGTACTGGACGGTCGCCCGCCCGGACATCAACGCCCTGTGCGACGCAGGCGACCTGGTGACCGTGACCCGTCGCATTAACGGCGGCACCAACGGCCTTGAGGACTCCCCAGACGGCACCCCTGGGCGCCGCACTCGCTATAACCGTGCCCTTTCTCTGGGCGATCAACTTCTCGAAATCACCACGACAGGAGACGATTTCATGTCTGCACTTTCTCCCGACGAACAGCGCGAAGTACTCACACTGCTGCGCTGGCTGGCCGCACCGGATACCGGCGAGCTGCGCAAGCGGTTCCCTTCCCGTAGTCCGCTGCGCCACCTGGGCGAGGGCCTGATCGATACCGCCGTTGGGGTGGGACTCAATGACGACGCCAACGACCACGTCGTGCTTGTCAAGGAACTGGCCGAGGTGGGTGACCCCGGCGCACTGGCACTGCTGCGCGAGGTGGCCGGGGCCGACGCCGTCAAATATCCCGACCGGCAGGAGGACCGCAAGCTCGCGCAACGCATCCTCGACGCCCTGAGCGCCAAGCCAGCCCCCGTGCAGCAACCACCCGCCACCCATGCCGGCGAGGCGTCGGTATGTGCCCTGAGCGGCGCAAAGTGCGCACTGGTCGCGGAGCCCGGCAAATGAGCGACCGTTTCGAGGGTAAGCCCGTCTTGCTGACCGCGGCGGGCACCGGCGCTGACATGTGGACCGGATACCCGGCCGACGTCGCCCACGACGTTCAGGACATCTGGTATTTCCAGCCGATCAACTATCGCGCCGCCATGTTCCCGATGGGGCCAAGTGTCGACGAGGGTGTCAATGAGGGTGTGCGCCTGGTCCTTGAGGAGATCCCGCCTGGCCTGCCGATCGCGCTCTGCGGATACTCACAGGGCGGCATGGTGGTCTCGCGCATCCTCGACGAGTTCCGTACCGGCCGTCTGCGGGCGCGTCAGCGTGATCTCGTCGCCGGGCTGACGTTCGGTAACCCCGACCGCGAGCTTGGCGCGCACGCGGGGCCGAGCGACCCTGGCGGGCGCGGGATCTCCAATCGCCGGATCAAGGGCACCCCCTCGTGGTGGGCCGACCTCGCCGAGCCGCGGGACATCTACACCAACGTGCCCAACGACGACGTCGGTGAGGACATGACGGCGATCTACCGGCTGGTGCAGCTGCGCGGCCTCGATGACCTGATCGGGGAGGACTCGCTGCTACAGCAGGCCCTTGAGCTTGTCATGGGCGGTGGCCTGCTGGCGCCGCCGACCAATCCCGCGGATCTGGTGGGGCTGATGACCAAGCTCGGCGTCAGCGGCCCGCTGTCGGGATTCCCGGCCGCAATCATGGCGATCGTCAAGGCCATCACATTCTTTGGCAGCAAGCCCGCCACGGCGCCGCACATCGAGTACCACCTGCGCGAGATCGAGCCGGGCGTCACCTATTACGACTGGGGCGTTGCTTTCCTGCGCGAGCAGGGTCGCCGCGCCGTCGCACGCGCGGCGTAGCGCCCCAAACACACACGACTAAAACAGAATTGGGGGTTTTCCCAGGATGATTAAGAGCGTGCTATTGAGGATTTGGGCCGCTATCAAGGTATTTGCCAGCGAGCGGCTCGGGGTCCGCACGTGGGAGGATGCGCGCAACCTGGCGCACATCGTCTCCCCGTACCTCGTGACTGCATTGGTGAGTTGGAACCTACTGGCCGAGGACCACGCCAAGCTGATCGTCGCGTTGGTGCTTTCGGTGCTCTCACCGGCACTGGCGTTTTTCAACACCCGCGACGGGTTCCGCCGATGGGTGTACGGCATTCTGCCCCCGCTGCAGGCGCTGATCGTCGGGTTCGGATGGTTCACCGACAACCAGGTAACCCCACTGATGACAATCGTTGTCGCACTGCTGGGCGGGCTGCTGGCGAGCACCAACACCCCGACCAGCGTCGGCCCCAACGATCGACGCACACCGTGAGCGCGCTACAGGCCGGGGAGGTGATCGCCGCCCTGGCCGGTTCGACTGCCCTCGGGGCAGTGGCGACCAAGCTGCTGGGCCGCCGCGGAGACGTGCTCAAGGTGCTCACCGACGCGTACGGCACTCTCGCTAAGCGCGTTTCTGATCTTGAGTCTCGCCTCGACGTCGCCGAGGGCAAGCTCGCCGGGGAGCGCCTGGCGCACGATGACACCCGCTCGGCGTTGCGCTCGGCCCTGGACTACATCAGGGACGTGCTCGCCTGGGGCGAACACCGACACGGGAAGATGCCCAACCCGCCAAGCGAAGTGCGTGAGCGCCTGTGAATCTGGCGCAGCGCCTGGGGCCGGTGCGCTACTCACGTTCGGGGTGTTCGGTGTGCCGCTGGTACGACCAACTCGACGCAAAGAACCGTGCCGATTTCGACAACTGGATTGCCCAGGGCGGCGAGATTTCGCACCTGTGGCGGGTTTGCGCATCAGACCCGGTGAATCCATTGAACATTCAGCGTGCGCGCTTCTCCGAACATGTGAGGTTGCATCATGGATCTTAACCGGCGTCTACTGGAAACGCCCGCGGCCAGCGAACGCAATCACGCGCCAACAGTCGTATTCGACGGGCGTACAGCCACTATCGAGACGGGCGCAGTCGAGCAAGAGCCCGGCCAGCCACCCGAGTATCGGGAGCTGCTGCGCCAAGTCGGCCGTGACCCTGACCGTTTCCGCCTGGTGGCCATCGACTACGAGAAGCATTGGCAGGTAGCGGCCCGCGAGCTGCTGCGTGACGAGGCGGGCGAGCCGCGCATTGACGACAGCGGCAAGGCCGTCTACGGCGACCTGCGCACCAAATGGTTAGCGTCGTACAAGCTGCGCGTCGAACCGATCGACGATGAGACAACCAGCGACCTTGAGGCCCTGATCGCCGACGCCCGGCGCACCGACGCGTTCGGCAGCGGCGGCCCACACTGGTATGTCTTTCAGGCGGGGGACCTGCAGCTAGGCAAGCGATCTCGCGACGGAAGCACCGAGCAGATCATCGAGCGTTTCGTGCAGTCAGTCGACGCAGCCAAGCGCGAATTGCGTTCCTATGCCCACCTCGGTATCGCAGGCGTGCAGATCAGCATGCCGGGCGACTGTATCGAGGGCGTGGTCTCGCAGGGCGGGCGCAACGCATGGCTGACACAGGAGACCATCACCGAACAGGTTCGCATCCTGCGCCGCCTCATGCTCTACGCGATCGATGAGCTACGCGGCGCAGATCAGCTCTACCTCGACGTTGTGAACGGCAATCACTGTGAGGCACAACGCCAATGGAACACCTACCCCGGCGACGGATGGGCAACCGAGGCAGCCATCGCAGTCTCGGACGCCATGAAGCTGAACACCGCCGCGTACGGCCACGTCGAGGTGCGCGTACCAGAGAAATGGTCAGGGCACATGACGGTGCCGGTCGGCGACACGGTGGTGTGCGTAATCCACGGCCACCAGTTCAAGCAACGGGCAAAAGCGCTCACATGGTGGTCCGAGCAAGCCATACACAACCAGCCACCGGGCGCGGCCCATGTCTTGCAGCACGGCCACCACCACACGCACTGCCTTGAATCACACCGCACCAAAACAATTATCGGATCGCCGACATTCGACTGCGGGAGTGACCACTACCGCGAGGTCCACGGCGCCGAATCGCGCCGCGGCGCCGTCACGTATCTGCTACGCGCTGGCGAGGTTTCAAGGATGGGAGTCGTTTAGATGACCGCAGCTGATCGCGCCTGGGTGGCTCTGGCCGCGGGTGTCGTCGCCTATGAGGTGGCGGCCCCGCGGGGCGAGCTGCTCAGCGAGGGCGTCGACCGATACCTCACGCGCAAGCCGTGGCTGACACGCCTAGTCGTGGTCGGCCTCGGCGCCCATCTGCTCAATCTTATTCCGCCGCAACTAGACCCACTGCATCAGCTCTCACGACTACGCCCCCGTTGATCGCTTTCACGCGATGAGCGGGGGCGTTTTCGCGTACCCGTTAGTCCAATCCCCGTTTGGTCCAAGTCACAGTGTTCCCTTTGCCGACATAGCTGAGCGAAAGGGTGTTACGGGTGATGTCCAGGGGAAAATACACGAGGTCAAGTGGGGGCTCTTTGAGCCATAAAACACACTGGTTCTGTTGGCCGGGTGGCGCTTCTTGTGGTGTCTTCTCCCAGCTCGTGAAGTCCCACTGCCCTGTACCGCTAGGCGTCGTCAATCCGCCACTACCGTCAAGGGTTATCGTGCTGGATTCGTTGGCCCAAGATCCGACGAACTGGTCGCGCGTGTACTTTGATTCGCATGCGCCGGGGGCTTGCGCACTCGCAGAAGGGCTAGTACCAGGCGCGCTAGAACAACCCGCGACGATCAACGCGACGATCAGTGGAATTGATCTCATTTCGGAAGCAACCTTAGCGCGTTGTTGAATACTTTCGTCCGCTCGTCGAGCGCGTGGTCACCGCCGTTGACCATCAAGGTAATTTTCGCGATATCCCCGGTGTCTGCAACGGCATTCCCGTTGTGGGTACTCCAGTACCACAGCGCGGAGGTAAAGGCGTACTGCGGTGTCTCCAGTAGCCCTGGATTGTTCACGAAATCTACACCGAACGCATCGCTGATCTTCTGATAGTTGTATTTTCCCGTCACCTGAATAGCGCCGCGCCCTTTGTATTTCACGCCGTCACCCGGTTCGGTGTTGCCTAGGTCCGTTCGCCCTTCGTATTCTGCACCCGAGGCGTACTCCTTGTACGTGATGAAGTGATCCGACTCGATCGCTACCTGGGACAGGAAAGCTGCCTGTCGAAGCGTGGTGTTCATGCCGCCTTTACGCATCATGTCATTGAGCGGCCCGATCACCTCATTTGCTTTCGCCTCGCCGATCTTGGGGTCAATTTGCATCAACATCGCTGCTGTTACCGGGGTATAGCCGTCATTCGCAGGAGGCTGTTGCGGATCGGTCGGTGCTCCGGTTAGTGCGACAGCCTGCCTAATGGCGGCGGCGATGTTGTGGTCAATTGCTGTAGCGCGCTCTAAGATTCGTTTGAGTTCGGTCTCTTCGTTTCCTCTGACGGTTTCGAGCATGAGATCGCCGTGTACGTCACCGACCACCTTGCCGTCAGAGGTGATTTTCCAGCCGTGTTGTGCGATCTCGCCTTTGAGTACCTTGTAGTCGGTGACGATGCGACCGACCTCGTCGACGACCGGCTCTAGCGCGTCGGTTACGGATCTAACTTGTTTCTGTTGTTCGTCGATGTCGGTGCGGCGCTTGCCGACTTCGGCGCGCCAGGCGTCTGCGGCCTCGCCGCCCCAACTATCGAGTGATCGCTTGACGCCGTCGAGGGTGTCGCCGAGGTTGGCGAGCCGCTTGTGCTTGCCGTGCATGACGCCAAGGAGCTGGACCAAGGAGTTGGCGTCCCACTTGTCTAGTTCAGGGGGTGTAACCATCATTTGCCCCGATCAAAGTTGGCGCGGTTGCGCTCCTCTTGGGCGTAAAACTTCCCGGCGGCCTCTTGCATCCAGGTAGCCATTTCGCCCAGGTTTTTGTGCAGTACGTTGCCCTGGTCTGACCACGTGCCCTGCGCCTCCTGTAGGGCCTTGGCTGATTCGCCAATCATGCCGAGGGAGGCCTCAGCGATATGGTCCTCATCTTGTGCGTGGCCGACGCGCGCATCGGTAACTGCGTCAATCAAGTTCCACGCGTGCCGGTTGATTTCTTCCGGCGTCACCCGTAGCGGCTCGGGCATTAGTAACCCCCTGGTGTTCTCACGGGAACGGTACACCCGTTCGCTGGGGATGTCGCTGCTACGCGGGAAAGTATGGCAGAAACGCGTCGAGGTGGGCGCGGGCCGCGGTGGGGCAGTCTGGGTACTCGCCGAACGTGTTTTTCGGGCTGGTGACCATGACGCCGTATGTTCCGGTCGTGGCTTCTACATCAATGGTGCAGGAATCGGACTTGTCTTTCATCACGTAATAACTCAGTGCACGCCGTCCATCGATGCTGAATTCTTTGAACTCCCAGTGATAGTCAATCTTTCTGTCCATTTCAAGGGTGTAGTTGGATGCAGTGACCGTCACTCCGTAGCGCGCTTGCGCCATGTACCCACATCTGTTGTTTTCGATATCCCCGTCACTGGACCTGTCAGGCTTAGGTGGGCGACGATCGAGCTTCTGCTGAGCGATCACGCTCGCTGGTATCTCCGTACACGGCTCGTAGGTGATCTTGGGCCTACCGCCCGAGTTTGTCGCTACCGTCGATGTTGTGGTTGTGGCGGCTGCGGTTTTGGTGTCGTTGTGCTGGATACCAGAGTGACCGCATGCTGCCAGAAGGGGGAGCGACGACAGTGCCGCGACGATGGCGGGCCGCACGAATCGGTTAGTGGCCATCGCCCAGTTTGAACCCACTGGCGTTGTGCTCGTCAGTTTGGCGGTAGGCGGCGCGGGCTGCCAGGAATAGCGTTTTGAAGTTCTCGGCGGCGTCGATATGCGACTTGAATGTCGCAGCTGCGCTGTTTTCTGGAGCGCTTGCCTTTTCTTGAAACTTTCGCGCTAGGTCGGCGCCCGATTGCAGGTGGTCTTCTGAGAACCCGAGCGGTTTGTCGGCGAGTGCCATTGCCTGGCGGTACAGGTCGTTAAGGTCGTCAATGTACACATCACACGCGGTGACGAGCTTGTTGAACGCCTCATCGTCCATGTGCAGTGCCAGCTGACCGGCTCTGGCGTTGTTGATCAGGTCCTCGATCCCCATTACCCCTCCAATGTCCTGGTCGGCGTGACCGATGACACACATACTAAGCCAGCAACGACGCACAAGGGTGCGGGTAGCTCAACGATTGCCCGCGTCGTGCGGCTCCCGTGGTTGACGCATCAATGCTGCAGGCCTATTTTGTTGTTGAATCAACAGATGGAGGTTTAATGCATGGCGCAAGGTAGGCGTGTGAAGATTGACGGCAAGGTGCGCACCCTCCCCGCCGAGCGCGTGCACCGCTACGTGGCGATGCAGGAGCGATTGGACGCTCTCTACCCCGGCGAAGAAGAGGAGCATGTGCGCGCCAGCGCTCTGCAGGCCGTCGCGGTGTATCTGCTCGACGCTCCTGAACCCGCCGCTGTCGAGGTTGGCCGCTCACCGGCCGAGGCTCAGCGAGCGGCCCGTGAGGCAATCGAGGCGCGCAACGCGAGTATCGTTGAGCGCCTGCAGCCAGCAGGTGATGCTCGCCGAGCGACTAAACGCGCCGCAGATGCTGCGTATGCCTCGGCTAGCGCGGTGGCTGCGCTAGCCGCCGAGGATGGGCTGACCGAACGCGATGCGGGCAGGATTGCTGGGATCGACAAGCTGACAGTGCGCAAGTTTCGGGGCAAGCGCGACCGCGCCTAACCCTCCAGAGCGGGGCGCGTGGCTGTGCTCAGCTTTGCGTTTCGGTGCAGACCGTGAACCGGCGCACCGCGTGAGGGAAACCGCCCGTGGGACCGCACCCCTCATTCGTGGTGGTGTTCAAGATAACCTTAAGTGGTTTTTCCCGGTTCGGCTTCGACGTGTCATCGCACTTGGCGCGGACAGCGGTTACCTTGCCGATACTTAGGCAGTCGTTGGCGTTCCACGCGTAATCCAGGCAGGCTGTGAATTGCCCCTCGCCGGGGTTCAT